TCATGATTTCTTGGGGCATTTTTGGGGCATTTCGTTAAATTGTGTGCCTAATCGCTCCCATACCCGTTCAGACTCTGCTCGGTCATTCTCCGGTATCCAAGCACCGTAGACCATCCTGAGCATCTTGCTATCAACGTGGCCCAGATAAGCTGCGACCCACTCTGGGTTTGCGCCCGCGGTCAACATTCTTGATGCGAACGTGTGCCGGGTATGGTACTGAGTCCGGCGTTGAATTCCAGCTCGTTTTATTAATCTGTCCCATTTCCCAGCCAACGTATCTACGGCAAAGCATCCAATGTGAACGGAATTTACGTTTCGTATTTTGGGAACTAACACAAAGGTACAAGTTTCTGATAGCGGGCGGCCGTCGCGGAGAGTCTTGGTAATCTCGTGTCGTTGCCCGATACCGGTTAAAGGTTGCAAGACAAGTAAAGCCTCGATTGCTGGTGGCAAGAGGACGATTGTCCTTGCCTTTCCTGTTTTGGGCATTTTGAATTTACGCGATATGGTCACATTACGGCGAACAGTCAGTTCGCCACGTTCCAGATCTATGTCTTCCCAAGCAAGTGCGCACAATTCCCCGGTGCGCAATCCAGTCCAGATAGCTAGGCGGATCCAGGCTGCATCCATGGGGCGGCTTGTTGCAGCAATGAGTGATGCCTCCTCTTTCAAATCGATTGGATTTGGTTTGTCACGATCGACATCAACGTAAACAAGTGCAGAGCTCAAGTCTTGTGGGGTGTAGTTATTAGCCTTTGCCCAATTGAACAGGCATGCTGCAACGCCCATGTAATTATTGACTGAGCGAGGAAGTAATACGCGACCAGTATGTGGTCTGGGTGTAGATATAAGGTAGCTGCGCCAGGCTTGAACATCCTCTGGATGCAGCGTTTTCATTGGCCTGGATTTATCGAAGTACTGAGCTAGTCGAGTTAGAGTAGAGCGGTAACGTTTTGTTGTGTGGTCACCAATATCAACTTCTTTGATCTGTAGATAGCGGGATACTAATTCGCCAATTGTAATTTCTCGGAGGGCTGAAGCAGCACAGAAATGGTTGGCCTTTTTGCTGTTGGGGAAGTGTTTTGCGTAATTAAAAGTATCGATGGCAATCTCATGAAGAATCGCTTCACGCAGTCGGGCAACGTGCTTGATATTGGTTTTGGTCACTGGAATATTGATGACTTCTCTACATCTCTTTCGCATGTAGTGGAAAGTGATCCTGAGGCCTTTGCCATGACGCTCCACCCCTTGCAGAGTGGAGAGTACAGCATCTATCTCGTCGGTAGGTTTGCGCACATCCAGTCCTCGAAACGACGCCAGTTAATAACAATTTTTTTGTCTGGAGCCTTGGCATAGTGGACCCCTTCGATGAGCTTGCCTTGTTTAACTTTTTCTTTGATTGCTTTCTCCGTGTAGCCCGTCATTTCAGCCGCTACTGATGGCAATACCCAGCTTGGGCGTTCCATTACTGTTTGTTGTTGCATGGTAGGTCCTTGTTGGTTTTGCTATTTCATCCTGGCCCGTTTGGTTATACAGAGAGAAAGCATTCAGCCTGCCGTCTGCTACGTGCCGCTTGGTGATTAGCTGATTGTGTTGATTGGCCCCTCTAGTGCAAAGGGTGGTGGGACTGCTTTAGTGAGGGAAGGGCCGTTAATGGTCTGAATAGTTGGTGAGAGCTTTTGCTAGGTTATCGATTTGCCAGATATGTGCAGCACCCAAGAAGTAAACTAAGGCCACTGATGTCCCTCGGACCGTCACGCTAATGGTGACAATGTTGATGAACATACAGATGGCTGTTCCAACAACCAGCAGTGTGAGGATAACTAACTGGTTCACTTGGGAAATGCTCACTGTTCACGCTCGGGCAACACTTTAGACTGGGGTTTTGCTTGCAGGTTGTGGAGCACCCTAGCTGCGCCTTCGGCTTGAGTGCGGTTGCAGATAGTCCCACCAGGTAGGACAAATTTATCAGGCTGTTTGGGATGAGGCATAACGACACCTAGCCCGGTAATGACTGCGCCAGGGTAGGGGGATTCCATATCTTTCATGGGGGAACCTCTGATTTATCCACAGTTTCTGTGAGCCTAACGGTGGATGATTTGGGGGTATCAAGTAGCAGCGCTGATGGGCTCTGCTCCGGCAAGCATCAAGGTCAGCTTGCTGATATCTGAAATTCTGCAGGTGCCGCGCCAGTTCGGGGCGAAGATAAGAAACATTGAGCCTTTCGGGTTACTCTTCATTTCGAGGCCGGTTCTCTTGTTGATGAAGTTAATCCGACCATTGCGCCATTTACCCTTTTCATCGTGGTAGCCCTTGATATGGCGGACTTCGCTGGCCATATCCCCCGGGTACCACTCAGTGCTGGTGTCTTGCGGTACTAACATTACGGTACCGATGCCTTTACGTTGTTGCTCAATGGCTTTGTCTACCCATGGACCGATATCGGAATAGGGTGGGTTGAGCCAAGCCCAGGGTGCACGCAGAAAGGGGCTGATGAAGTCACCCCAATCCACGCTGAGAGCATCAATGCCGGGCGTTAGATAGTGCTGGCATAGGGCTGTCTCGGGGAGGGCTGCTGCATCGAGGGCAAACTTGAACTCTCGATCCAATGCTCGAAAAAGGAACATTGGTGTCTGGGTCAGATCGCGGGTATTAGAAGGGGTGGTTGAACCTCGGTAATCAGCCATCAAGTCTACTCCAATGTGGTCAGTAGTTGATGCGCAGGTGCGCGATCTGGCTCTTAGCTATGTGAGTAATGAGGGTTACAGCCTTATCTTCCTCAATGCCAAGCCCCATAAGGTCCATCATGATTGAGCTATGGATCCTGCCGCGGTGATCCTTGTCGGCAAGGCGGCGGGCATCATCTTCGTCTTTGAGGCGTTGTTCATCGGCAATGTGCTGGCGTTCCTGCTCTGCCGCGCGAGTCGCCGCTTCTTCAGCTTGTAGTGCCGCGTTGTCTTCAGCCTGTTGGCGGGCCAGCTCGGCAGCTTCGGCATCACATCGGGCTTGGGCTTCGCGCTCTATTGCTATCTGGGTTTGGCGCAGAGCGTCCTGCTCACGGTGCTGAGCAGCTTCACGCTCGAGACGTTGACGGTCTTCTTCCTGGATGCGAGCGCTCTCAGCGGCTTGCTCTGCTATCAGGCGTTCGCGATCAATGCGATCCTGCTCGGCCTGCTTCTTGCGCAGCTCCTCCAGCTCTTCTTGTTCGGCTTCATACTTCTTGCGGGCGGCCAGCGTCTCGCTAAGGCGTTTGACCGCAAGCTCCTTAGCAACGGTCGCCTGAGGCAGCAGCTCTTGCCATGTGTCGTCCAGATCGGTCTGCTTGACCTCCAGCAGCATGGCCTGCAGATCTGCGGCTACACACTCGGTGCTGGCCGCAGCGTGAAACGCCTTGATCCTGGTGAGGCGGGCTTGCAGCTCTGCAACCCGTGTTGTTTCTGCTTCTTCAAATTTGGTGAGCGGGGCGCGCACCTCGTCTTTCAGGGCATCCAGGGTGTCGCGGATCAGCTTGCGGTTGGCGTCGATGCGTGCAGGGATTTCCTTGTACTTGGCGGTCAAATCCTTGCCGAGACCATCAAGATAGGTTTTGGTCTTGGCTACCGCATAGGCGACGCTGGCAATTTCCTTGCGTCCCTTGGCAGTGGTGACATCCGGCACCAGGCTGGATGCCTTCTTGCGAATGTCTGCCAGCATGGCATTAATGCCATCCCCTTCGGTGAACAGGGCAATTTCGGTTGTGGGGTCGAGGACAACCAGTTGGGTCTGGGCTCTGTCGGTCTTGGCTTGTTCGGTCATGGTGGGTCCTTGGGTATAAAAAAGCCTGCTGGTCGGTGCAATGCTATTTATTTAAGAGAATGTGAGTTCCAGCCCACGTAATATCAGGGCTAAAAAGCGAGGGAGGCATGATGCCTCCCTCTTTCTATTGCAAGCTGCGCTGGATATAGGCTGGAGTCAGATGGACTGGATCTTGCCTTGCTCACTCATCTCAGGTCACATTTATGAATGACTAGTCAAAAAGTGCTTATCTGAATGACATTGCTGCCAAGTCGGGGGTTTCTGTTATTGCTGTTTGCAGTCCTTATAGGCGGTCTGCCACTCGCCGGCCAGATCCCACATCTCGACAAACCCTTCACTCCCTTTGCTCCACCAGACTGCTTCGTGCTCGTCCGTATAGCGGGCGCCGGAGGCGGAGACAGCCTGCGGCAGGGTGTAGTCTTTGCCATCGGGCAGGGACAGCTTGATAAAGTTGAGGCTCTCGTCGGAGAGGGCGAAGTAGCGCACCTGCACCTTCTTGCCCTGCTCGCACTGGTAGCTGATCGGTTCACCACCTATGACAGTGAGGCTGTTGCCCTGATTGCAGCCAGCGAGAGCCCCCATGGCCAGTATGCCGATGGTCATCATATGAGCTTTTTTCATGATAACAGTCCTATTTATGTTATCCGAACATGCGACTAACAGCTTGAAGCTGATCTGCAATGGCTGTCTGGCGTCTGCGTCGGTAGTTGTCCGGAACTTTATGCCAGCGCAGGCTCGGCTCGGGCGGTATCAGCTACCGGCTGGGCCAGCGCCCCTTCCAGAATGTCGAGGATCTGGCTGTCGATGGTCTCATCGAATTTGCGGGCAAACAGATGCTCGCTTTGCAGCAGCGTTGTGGCATCTTCTGCCAGATAGTCCCGTGGCCTCAGCTTGATGTCTCCCATGGGGATCCAGTCGATGGCCCGTTTGTCGTCATTGACAATCCGGCCCTGATAGCTGGTGTTCATGATCACTGTCTGGAAGAACCCCTCATCGGCGATCAAGGTGTTTTGGTAGAACGTTTTGAAGCGATCCACCTCGGGGCTGTGGCTGACAAATTCACAAAAAGCGCGGCTCAGGATCATCCACTGATTGCCAATGTAGGGGGTGACACCTTCCAGATAGGGGCGGGTGGCGACCGGTTCACAGATCAGCTCCTGCTCCGTCTCGGTCACATAGTGGTCTATGCGGTGCAGAGTATCGGGGCGCAGCTTGCGCTGATCGAGGACTTTGAGGAAATCCTTGCCGCGATGGCCGCGTAAGAAGCGGTGGATCTGCCCCTGGGTGCGCAGCGGAAAATCCTGGGCACTCAGATTGATGAAAAACTCCCATTCCACACCCTGTTTCAGCAGTGCCGTTATGCCGCGCAATTCGGCATCCACCAGACTGTATCCTCCCCACAGTGCATTCTTGCTCGCGAGCAGCGAGGCATTGGGATAGTCGTTAAGGAATCCGGCAATCTCCTGCTGCAACTCAGGACCCGAGCTTTTGTCGACGTGGATCAGGTAGTGATTACTGTCGTGGTAGATCGCCTTGAACAGGCGCTTGAACTGGTCGGGATAGCGATGAACCAGAATGAGGTAGGCAATCATGGCGGTGTGTCCTGTGTTGGCGGCAGGGCAGCGCCAAACAGCAGGCCACTTCAGGCCGATGGCTTGAAGCTGGTTCCCGTCGGGCTGACCGCTGTCGCAATAAAAGAGAGTGAAACGCATATGGCAACAGTGAGAACAGGCTGCGACAGGGGGAGATGCACCTTACGGCATCGGGTCAATACAGCCTATCTGGTAACGTCAGGTTGAGGATGAGAGGGGGGGCGAGGGTGCCCTGGCGGGAGGCTCTTTTGCATGACAAGCTAGTCATCAGGTGCAGAGCGCAAGCGGCCGGTAAGTGAGGGGCCACAGTAGCACGGTTCGGATGGGGGGCGTCATATATCACCGCGGCTGAAAGAAAAGTGCTCAATGGAGTACAGGTTTGGCCTCGAAATCCTGCACCAGCCACTCATTTGACCTTTTTGAGCTGGGCTTTGCGCTCGCCAGCAACCTGTTTGATGCCGTCGGCTACGGCATGGTCGCCGGTTTCGCTGGCCCATGCCCAGGCGCTGCTATAGGCCTGCTGCCATTCGACGGTATCGCTTGCTGCTCCAATAGCGGCGCAGTGGTCCGCGTATGCGCTGGAGTGGTCAATCTGCTCTCTGGTGTCGATTGGATTATGCGGTTCAGCCTCTTCTGGCTGAATGAGTTCTTCAGTGGTGCGTTTTGTCTCCATGGCCTTGGCAGGGGATGACTCTTGGCGCATTGCGTTAAGTGCGCGGCTTTTTTCTGGCTGGGCCTCTTCCTCCTTTGACTTGAACCAGTCGCCGGGCTTGCTCATACCATCCCGTAGGGAGGCATAAATCTTACGCATCTGGACATACTGCGCTGGCTGCATTGCGTCCGCGCGTCTGCCGAGATATGTCTGCACCTGCTCTGTTGTTACCCCAAACTCAGCACTGAACGTATCGAGCATGCGCTTGATCGACTCGGGACTTGTGTCAGCGTGGGTATTGAGGGTTACCTCGCATTGGCGTTGTGCTGCTTCTATCACGTCACCGGGGATCACCCCAAGAATGCAAGCCCGTAATCGTCGAGCTCCATTGTTTGCAACTAGCTCGTAGATATCGCGTGGATCTTCCAGTCGCTTTTGACCGTTTTTGGTGTGACGAATGTGCGGGACAGTAAAGATTTTTAGCTGCTTGGTGTTGGTTTCCACATCCCAGGCGAAGGCCTCCACAATGGATTCGCCTTTGCGTTGCTCCAGTTCTCTGATTCCGAACTGCATATTTCCCCAGGCTTGTGCCAGCGCCTCTGCCAGCCTGATACTTGGGCCGGTCACATCTGATCCGCCACGGTTGTAGCTGTACAGCGCCCCCTCTGCGAGGGTTGGGCGTGAGCATGCTTGCAAGATGCGATCTGCGGCTTCTACTGGATTGCGTGGGAATTTCTTGGCAATCACCATGGCGGCTTGTACTTCTTGAATAGCCCGCTGTTGCTCGACTGCTACTAATCCTTGTTCTTGACGTTGATTAGCTGCGCCGAATGGGTTTGAAACGGCTTGGTTCATGCTGCCTTCCTTGCCCATGCAGGGCGGTTAAGTGGTATCAGGTCGTGCCAATCGTTGTTAACGCGGCACTCGTGGTACTTGAGAAGATCTCGGCGGTAGAGCTCTCTGCCTGACTCTTTCCATTCCAGCTCAAGCGGGCGGACCCGAACCGGGTAGCGGCCGCACTCAATGGATGAGCTAACAGCCAGAAAGATGAAGTCCGGGATCTCGCCGTAAATTTGAAAGAAGCCATCGGAATACATCGCATCCTGGACGTGATAGCGGAACTCCTCAACGTGGCGCTCAAAACGAGCCATGTCGTCCACCTTCTTGACGTCGCACAGAATGTGGTGCTTTGGAATCATCTTGTCTGGGCGGCACCGGCAGAGCTCTTCTGTTTCGGCGTCAGTCCAGTAAAGCGACCCCTCACAGATGCCGTCTTGTTCCAGCAGCCAGCGTGCGTCTGGGTGGGCAAACACGCTTTCGCGCATCAGCTGCAGCTTGCGATCGTCCTCGAACGAGATGATGGTTTTGCCAAGTTCGGCGCAGTAGGCCAGAAACTCCTTTTCTTCGTCCTTGCCAGCGTTGGTGCGGCGGTTGAATTCAGGGGCGATGATGAAGCGATCTTTAAACTCTTCCGGCTCCAACAACAGGCAGTGCAGGGCGGTACCCATGTCCAGCGCCTTGAGCTTTTCTTCATCGACCGGCGCGCTTTTGCGCCAGATATAGGTGGCGGGGCTCTCGGCGATGTCGTCGAGTTGGGATTTGCTGATCCCGGGGCCGGAGTGGTACTTCTTATTGGAAAGGCCCAGCACCAGCCCTTGCAGCAGGTCCAGGCAGGTATCGACGGCGGCGTTCATGCTGCGTTCCTCTGCTGGTATTGCTTGAACTCGAGCTCGCTCATGGCCTCTTCTAATTCGGCAAGGTGGTTGCCCCAGGCGTTGCGGGCCAGATAGATCAGTCCTTCTGTCAGTAGCTGCTCGACCAGGAGGGTGAGCGGTACTTTGTCGCCAGACACCATCAGCAGGTATATCGCCTGGTTAAGCTGCGTAGCCTGGTCTGCATTGACCTCTGCCAATAGAGTGGCTACATCGATATCGAGTTGGCCAGATAACAACGGGAGGTGATTTGCCTCGACCCACTCGGTAATCCATTCAGCCTTGGCGTTGGCCTCTGCCTCTTTGCCGTCAAGCAGTGCAAGCAGAGTGGTTTCACTGGTCATAGCTACAGCTCCATTTCAATGCGCAGGGCGCGCTGTGCGTGATATTCCTCGATGGCTCGGCGGGCGCTCGTACTGTGCCTTGCTTCACTGCGGTCTATGGTGGAAGGGGCATGGTCGAGGGGGTAGGGATGACGACTGGGCGGCAGCATGGCGCAGCGAAATGCCTGCACCTGGGCTTCGGTGAGTTGTTTCATGGTCGGGTCCTTGGTATGGGGGCTGGTATTGCCCCATTAACTATTTCGTGCGAGGTTGTTCCAAATGACACAATCTAAGAGGTGCGTATATGAATCAGCGTCGTATGCAGTGCTGTTTCTGTGACAGTGAAGCTATGGCTATTGCCACTGATTTCAGCAACAGGGATGACTACCTCTGTCCGCAATGCGGGCGATATGAGATTTCAGTTCTTGCTGCACGGAAGTTGGCTGAGAGTGGTAATCCCAGTGTAGTTGCAAGAATCCTGGAGCTGATTAAGACCACCCCCGAAGGTCAGCTCTTATCTGTGACCTTTGATGGCCCCAAACAGGAGTTCGTGTTTGAGAGGGGGCCCATGAAGAGGCAATAGCCGTGCATGGTGATTTCCGTCCCTCCGGAGCTCCTTACAAAGTCCGCGGCTTCGTTACCAATGATGCCATCGTCCAGAGCTTGTGCGGTCTCGCGAAGAGCTTGTGCAACTTCGGGAAGGAATCGGCGATCGCCAATCACATCATTCTGCATGTGGATGGATACAACCCTGCGCTGAACTGCGATGCTCTCGACTTGATGAGGGCTGCTGGAGCCAAGCACCTTCATTGCGATGCCTCCAACTTAACGGGCTCATTCCCTTGACCTGTGACCAGCCAATGGAAGTGAACGGACAATTCCGGATGTTGAGCAATCAGCAGCAGGGTCCCGCCGCCAATCTCTCGGTAGTTCAGCTCGTAGTTCTTGAGCGTGGTGGGTGGGATGCCCAGCAAGCTGGCGAACTTCGGTCGGCTGAGGCCAAGGCGTTCTCGCAACTGGCGTAGGCGCTTGCGACATGCGTCATTGAGTTGGGGGATAGTCTCGTTGCACTGCTTGGTACGTTTCTTCATGGTCGGGTCCTGTGGTGGTTAAAAAAGAAACCCCCGGCGTTAGGGCTGGGATTTGGTAGAGTGTGTCGAGTCCGGAGGCTTTTGATTTGATGGCTGTCTCGTCTTTTTCGGAGGATATTCCGGTTGATCCTTTAGGTTTTGTTATCACCGGAGCGCTATGTATGTGGCATAGGTTAATTGTTGAATGCCCAGGGAATATTGAGCTGAGTAAGATTGTGAAGGCTGTGGATCAGCTCTATTTTGGTGGAGAGCTGAATTATGCTGTTTACAAAGATGTGTATGAGCACAACGCGACAACAATTACTTACTATTTATCTCCCTTGCTTGATGAGTTAGCTCGGGAGTTGGCAGCCGAACCATGTGATCCACCCCTAATAACCAGCGAAAGCAAGATCCAGCTCATCTTCGGTGTAGATCTTGCCGAGGCGCATCTGGGCTGATATCCCCCTGATAATGTCAAAGCGAGGAGTGAAGTAGTTTGCAATGCAGCAATACTCCTCGGCACCTTCACCATCGATATGACCATCACTATAGATATTGATGGTTTTTAGCTCTTTGCTCCGCAGTTGAAAGGCTAGAACGGGTTGATTGGAGGGATGTTCAGTTACGCAATCGTCTTGTTTTTCCATGCTAAATTTCCTTTTTTAAAGCTTGTTTACTGAGAACCGTGTCACCTTCCAGCCCCACATTCCGGTTCGAACGGGTTAGCGGGGATCTGGCGGGCCAGCAGATTACGAGCGGTGACTGCCCAATCCATATTGTTAAAGAGCGATGCAACGTTGAATTCAGGTTGCAGTTAGCCAAAGCATCCTTGCGGTGCTTGATAAAGAGGTTTTGGCTACGGCGTTATCAGGGAAGCGCCAGACCCGGATCAGACTGCGTGGCGGCGATAGTCAATGCGCCAGTGGAGGAGGGCGCTGTTTTTGGCGAAGCCGGTGGTGCGCTTCTGGGCGGCACGGGCGGCAACAATGTGATGTTGCTCGGCAGCCAGCATGGCCAGATAGAGGCGCAGCTTAATGGCTCGGCGGCGTGTTGCATTGCCGCTCAGCAGGTCGGCGATGGTGGCAATGCACTGGTCTGCTCGTTTAGCCGCTCTGGATAAAATGCTCTTGATCATGGTACATTTGCTCCTGTTGGCGGGTTGGTCCCCGTTGACACCTTCCTCGCCTTTGGCGTGGTTGGGTCCTGTTGCTGGGGTTGGTCCCCTGGCAGCCTGACTAGGGGTGGTACCCTGGTCCTTCGAAGCCCGCCTTGTGCGGGCTTTGTCGTTCTTACGCGCTGGTCAGGCGCATGCCCTGGTTCAATGGGCGGGTCCTGTTGCTGGTGGCCGATGATTCATGGCCTTGTCGGAATAGTCTGATTGTTTTACCGAACAAGACGAAGGTTAATATTGGTGAACAGAATAGTCAATGCTATTTGTTCGTTATTGTGAATGTCATTTTTGTGGACATATCTTTGGAAGATTTCTGGTACAAAAAAGCCCGCATCGTGCGGGCTAATGGTGGAGGATGAAGGGTTACTACTCCTTCATGTCTCTACGTAATTCGATCATTCGGCCATAAACAAGCGCATCCTTGAGAGGGATTACACCAAGCCTGGGATCATCGGTTACCAATGTAATGCCTGATAGTCCATTTAGGGCTTTGAGCAGGCGCTCCTGCTTGTTGCTATCGAGTCTTACCAGCACGATATCGTTGTGGCGAGGGACTCGATCTGCAAGGTCAATAATACAGATATCACCATTTTTGATGCCAGATCCCATAAGGTTATCGTCATTGGCGATCACGCCAATAAGATGTCCTTCTGCGTCAGTAAAAATGCTGCGTCCGCTCTCTAGCGTTGAAAGGGCATCCGTCGGGTGCTTGCCAAGCTCAGACATCTCCCATACCGGCACCTCACCGAGATTGGTAGTAGAGACATAGGTTCCACTTTCCTTTCCTGTGTAAAGCCAAAGAGGATCACAACCTAAGGCCTTCGCGATAGATAGCAGGCTGCTTACTCGCAGGTCTTTGAGCGGATCAGATAAGAGAACAGATATGGCTGCCTTACTTACCCCAGACTTGCGTACCAGATCAGCCTGTATGAAGCCGCGTTCATTCATCATGTATTCCAGCCGATCTCTAAAAGAGGTCATCTTGATTCTGTTCTCATAATAAAACACCCCATCATTTTGTCTTATCTGAAGGTCGCTATGGTGATCATTGATGTGTTCATAGTAAGGAACTAAGATGGCCTTTGTACTGTAACTATCGCAAGGACCCGACCAATGAAGAAACGTGAAGTGATTGAGCATTTCGGCAACATGGCTCGCGCCATGAAAGCGATCGGAATCTCCCGTAGCCTTGCTGTGAAGTGGGGGGATGTGATCCCGGCCCAGCATGCCGTCAGCTTTGTTATCGTTAGCAATGGCGAGCTGCGCCTGGGGCTGGATGATTATCCCTTGAGCAAAGAGTTGCAACAGCCTACCCAACAAGCCGCCTGACCACCGGCTTTTATGACCACACCAAAAGGACCTGACCAATGGGACGACCAGCACTGCCCGATCACGCAAAAATGGACTCAATTTCTCCACTTCGACTACGCGGAAACCCAGCTCAACGCTGTGTGTGGCAAGAAGTCGGGGCAGAATTTGGCATGACGGAGACCGCCTTCGCGCGCACCTCACTTCTGATCTTGCTTAATTCCATATCGAAACATGAACCTCTGATCTTGGCGAGAGCCGTCAAACGGGCCAATCGGAGCCTTATCGAGCAGGGGTTTCCACCTGTGACCGTCGAAGAGATCCTGAACGGTACTGGCCTTCCTGAGCGGGGATTGCTGATCTTTTTACCCTCCGACGAGCTCGCCCATGACGAGGAGCGTCCCAAGAAGCCGCTCCAAAAGCTTGTTGGCCTGATCAACTTCATTCTTGGGAGATAACAGCATGCCCATTTTTAACTGGCCGCCACGCCCAGCATCAGAACGCATCAGCGATCGCGACAACATCGTGTTGAAAGCGGTTATGCATGAGCTGGCATTAGCGATTGATGAACCTTTGATCTCAACGGCGCAGGCTGCAGGGACTGACCGGCAGGCTCTTCGCTTGGCGCGAGAGCTCCAGGACCGCGCCTTTGAGCGTGCAGCGGGACAACCTAGCGCATAACCAATCTGCCCGGCTCACCACCGGGCTATCTGCTTGTCATAACAGGATCCAGACCATGACCAAACCAACTTTAGCCAATGGGGTTTTCCCCATGCTACATGCTTTTAAAAACGACACTGATATTGAAGAACAGGCTTCTGAGAGTCTGGGGGGAGGGCAAGAATGAACATCAACTTTCTTGACCGACCAATCGCCTTTCATCGCCCATTTGTAGCCATCACGGGTTCGGTTACCGGCGCTCTATTTCTATCGCAGGCCCTCTATTGGGCAAAGCGCTGCAAAGAGCATGAAGATGGTTGCTCATGGTTCTATAAGACTCAGGCTGACTGGGAGGAAGAGACGGGGCTGACCCGCTACGAACAGGAGGGCGCGCGCAAGGCATTACGCAATCTCGGGGTGTTGAAGGAAAAGCGGGTGGGATTACCTGCACAGCTCTATTTTTGCATCGATCTGTTAGCGCTTGAAGCTGTCATGAATGCATGTGATTTCTTGCAACCTAGTATGCGGAAAACCAGCAAACAGGCTAGGGGAAAACCAGCAATCAGTAGTGCTGGAAACCAGCTATCTATTACAGAGATTACTACAGAGACTACTACAGAGATCCAAGATCCCCCTTTGGTCCCCCAGGGGGAAACTCGCCCTGAAAGCGAAACCACTCGACGAGGTACCCGCTTGCCGAACGACTGGGGACTACCGGCCGAGTGGGGGAGGTGGGCGATGCAAGAGACGAGGCTGCCCAAGGAACGGGTCTTGATGGAGGCTGCTACGTTCGCAGATTACTGGCAAGCCCTGCCTGGCGCCAAAGCGGTGAAGCTGGACTGGGAGAAAACTTGGCGCAACTGGATACGCCGGGCAGCCAGCTCATTCCGAACAGCCGCACAGCGCAAGCCCTTGGCCAACATCAAGGCAGCCCAGCAAGCCGCACAGGCGCTTCGAGAGTCGGGGAGGGGAGGTTATGAAGACGACACTCCCCTGTAGCGTGACAGCCCTGCCAGCAATGCAGGAACAGCCATTGGTGAGTGACCGCATGGCGGCGTTTATGGCCGAGGAGCTGTTGCCGATGATGGTCGGTAGCTGGCCCGCAAGCGCAAACCAGTTGGATGCCAATGCTCGCGGCGTGGCACTTGCCTGGGGGGTCGTATTACGCGGGTTCACTCCAGCCCAAATCCGAGAGGTTGTGTTGGATATGGCTGTTGACGTAGATCGCCAGTTCGCACCGCGCCCTGCGGAAGTGCGGGCAGAAATTCATCGTCGTTTGCCTCCCGCAGTACGGACAAAGCCACTCCAGCTTGTGTTCTCCATCGCGGCGTGCCAGATGGAGGCGACAGTTACCGTACTGCAGCGTGACTGCGAGGTTACTAGCGATGCAGTGAAGATTGAGATGGAGCGGATTCTCACCGACCGCCGCCAACGCGGCTACACCATCACAGGGAGGATTTAGGGATGAGAATAACCCAAGACGAAATGATTCAAATCGCCATCGTGCTGTAGCTCCACCTCGATTGGCCTGGATACCGAACCACAGACCTAGCTGGGCTGCCTGATGGTTGGTGCTGGGTCGGAAAGAAGGATGGAGAGCGATTCTGGATGGGTATTGGCTGCCCATGGCCTGATGCAGACGCGTCCAGCGTGTACGAGAGATCTGACTGGGTTACCAAGCAGATGGTTGCTGAGCGAGCCTTTCTGCTCACTTCAAATCGAGGCCTTCTGGAGTTGATGTAGTCGTGGAGAGAACCTCAAGGGGTTGCCGATCCATGGCAGCTCCAGCATCGTCAGGATCCACGGGCCGCGCCGGCAGCCATGTGTCTATCCGGGCATGCGAGATGGAGGCTGAGGTGCGGGTATTTCAGCGGGATCGTAGTGAGTTAGCATAGGAGGTTGTAGCTGAGAAGGCTTGCAAGAGTGTAAGTGTGACGGGAGGCTGTGGGGCTGAAGAGAAGAACACCGGCCTAGGGCCGGTGTCTAATGATAATTAGAACTGCACTTTATGTTATTAATGCTGCTCCGGTTCCACGAAAGGGCCTAATGTTCGCTTATACTCAGACTCCTGGATTTTACATGCTGGTGTAATTCCTTTGATGTCATTTACACAGTCGCAAAAGTAATTGTGATAATCGCAGAGCCAATGATACTTATACCATACTTTGATATTTTCTGAGTTACAGTTTAACGCTTCTAATATTTTCTCTTTATGCAAAATCAAGTTGGCTGTATCTATAACTTGACCATCATGGTCCTCGAGGATTAACGCTTGAAGATAGTTAATAAAGCCTCTTTTGTCAGCATCAACTACTATATCACTATTCTGTGGTGCATGTTCTGGATGGGCATAGTATCTAGTATGCTTTTTAAATATATTAAAAGCCTCGTCAGATATTACAACCTTAGGATCGCTTGCAATTTTACTTTCTAAGTCATAGGCATCAAGCAATGCTTTCCCATAGATCATCGAATCATCAATAAATAATTTCCCTATAGACAAACCACCTCTAATGAAAAATCCATGCAAAGCCATTCTAAGTTGATATTCTTGTATGGCTTCTACAATCAAACCAAATTCGTTCTCACCTTCATCAGTATACCATGGAGCAGCTAAGAGAATATTATCGCTGAATATTTTAACTTTCATTGAAAATCCATCATTAGACAATTTATTAATTACTCTCAATATCTTTGTTGAAGTTTCATAAAACTGTAAAAAAACCTCATTTTCATTATGCTGACCAGATGATGTAGATATTAAGTTGCTAAATCCTAATACATCCATGAATACGCAGTATGATTTTTTAAGCACAGGGGTGCCATTATCCATGTAAGACATCATTTCAGTCATTTGTTATCCTTGTATCTTATATGTTGTGCCGAGGTTTTAAAAAAGAGAGTGGTATAATAACTATATTTAAAAAGACGAAAGTTAGTAAATTGTTGGTGTGAGTTTCATTGATTGAAAGCGAAGTAACCCTACTGCCCACTTGTCACCTACTTTCGCTTCATTGAATAATGATTCTGGTGAATATGCTATCCATGTAGATAGTTTATTTTTAGAAACATTAGACTTATATCTCTTCTTGCATTTTTCGATGAAATTGAAAATTCTTTCGGAAAATTCATCCGGGAAAATAAATTGAACATCTTCATTGTATCGAACCGTATCTTTGTATTGTAGCCCCTTAGGTAGCTTATTTTTACAATCCCATGCAATCATCGGCATCGGGCAGCGTTGAATTCTTGAATTTTTTGGTAAATATGAAATGTTGGGGTCCAAAATAATTCCATTCACCTCTACCCAATAATGACTAGGTTGTTCTTGATTGCTATCCCTAAATCCTTCTAATGATGCCTGGCACCCATCATTAGACAACATAAATGCTCCAACATTACCACCTACAATAACTGATTTTATACCTTCATCTTTTAATATTGAGTAGATGGCGCATGCAGTGTATAAGCATCTAGCATCATAGTCTGTTGGAAAACTGCTTTTTAAACACCAGTCGATCACCGAAAATAACTTACTGATTTTAACTTTCCCCACTCTCATTTGAGCTCCATTCATTAACTTTAAATTTAAAGAAGTTATACTGATACTATACGTTTAAAATTAGGTGTATTTCAGACGTTAGTCGCTATTATTCGTACCTTCTGCTAAATAGCTATTCAGAATATTAGATCGCTGTACTCGTAGTGCTTCTACAGGTGGCATGGAGCACATATCGTCGCTGAGCCTTATCACTTCAGGCGTTGCCATCAGATTGCACAAATTCCTTACGTGATAAGGCTTCCGGCAAGATGTAGCACTGGATCAGTTATTTAGGGGAGGGCTTTAGCCCGTCCCGGTGAGCGAAGCGAACTATTTGAACCAGTTGTTATGCTCTGGAGTGCAGAAGTTCAACAATCTCTAATGCAATTTCTTCGATGGTATGTGTAGCTGTGCTGCGGGCTACTTTGTCGGCTAACGAAGGGCTAAAGTCGACAACCTGTTGCTTTGTTATGTTGTGCCAGATAGGCAGTAACACTTGTTCTCCTGATACCGTTCTGGTGACAATTCCATCAAGTTCGTAGTTTGTCCAGCCTTTCTTAATGAATGATGGCGAAAGTATAACTAGGCCAACTCTGCTATTGGCAAGACCTTTGTCGATTTTTTGTCTTAGGCTATCACCGATCCTAAGAGTCATTTCGTCATACCAAACATTCAAGCCTTGCTCTATTAGTGCATTAGCTAATGGACGGACGATGTCGTCTTTATCTTCGGATGCGTGAGAAATGAAGACATCGTGTGTTTCTCCGCCTGATACTGTTGGAGGTGGTATGTTGTCTCGAACTAAGCTGGGAACTTCTGTCAGGGGGCGTTCTTGTATTTCCGGCAGCGCTCCAGGTAAAACACGAACCGATGCGTTTGTGCTGCCTCTTAGGCCCTGCATATCTACAACAACATACCAGTGGCCAGAACTAGTAATTTGTAAATTGACGGGAGAGCGTTTAGCCAGCCCACCGATAAAGCGATGCCTCCTACCGTTCTTATAGTTAGAGAACTCTGAGCTTGTCATTAGACGTACATTAGCGCCACTTGTCAGTGTCACCTCTACAATTTCGCCACGCTTTCTATTTCCTAAATCATATTGCAGAAAATTCAAAGTCCTTCTCCTTTTGCATAACGCCCTGTCAAGGTGTGAGCAACGCAATACCGATGCGGCCGCAGATCACCTTAACACTAAACGCAACACATAGTGAAAACGCTACGTGTTGCGAATCACTCTTAAATAGTTTGTTAAGGAATTATTTCTCACCCTTTTTATCTGACTCATTTACGTTCTTTGATGGCTCAGGCCAGCGAATAACGCGTTCCTGTTTATTGATTTGTTGCTTACCATTATCATTATTTTGCGACTTGTTTGAATTTTCATTTTTTTTAGTCATCAGTCATCTCCACTTTACAGGCCTTTACTTTTGATAATTTCTTCTTGGCATTTCTTTAGTAATTTGATGTCACGCTTAATAGTAGAATCAATTACTGTGTCACGAATCTCTGCTTCTTTTAAATGTGTCAATTTTTTAATCAGAGTTCTATCTTGGAAAGAAGAGCGATTTAGCCAAAGTTCATTGTATTGATTTCGATAATTTAGGAACACAGGACGGAGGCTTGCACATTTCTGGGCAGTTTGTCCAAAATTAACAAATGGAGCTCCAATAGCAATAAGGACTGCAAATAAACTTAGTGCATCCCAACCATGACTCCAATCAAGCCCTAACCATTCCGACTTCCAAATCTGCAATGAACCAATAGCTGCAGTTGACATAATCGCTGAGAACACAAGAGTACATTTTTCTAGATTATTATATCGACGCGCCATATATCCATAATATAGTGCGTTCATTTCTGTGTCGTTTAAGCTATCCCATAATTCTTTTTCTGACTCTTTCACTTTGACCAATTCTCCTTTGCTCACTTAACAGTGATTAGATATAAGGCGGTACTAACACATTAGTAGTGCCTTACATCTAACTCCGCTCCGCCCTGATACAGGGGATCAACAATTATATTTTAAATAAATCTATTACTTACTGGTCTCTGAAGCTGAACGTGTTCGCTTGATCTCCTCTGTTTGCTCCAGCATTACGACTATGTATAACAACAGTGATTCGGCAAACGTATTGGCTACCGCCCCTAGGCTCCAGCCCCCGGATTGCTGCTTTTAACCAGTGATCTGGCCGTTGAGAACGTCGCCATCGGTAGGCCCTGTGTGAGACATAGGAATCAGTCGAGGAGCATACCAATCGGCACTCATAAAGTTGAGTGATTTATCATTTAAAGCTGTGGTATCGGACTTTTTTTTGACATAAATCAGTAATTAATCAATGAGCTGTAAGTTATCAATTACTGATGTGGTAAAAGCCTCTGCCTTCAATAGGGCGTTGCGGTACGGGTAGTTCCATTCATGACTCGTACAAACGTATACTGGCTTGGATTTCAATTTGGATGGGGGCCTCCTCGCCGCAGAGCGTCTCCGTGCGGCATAGGGATAATGCTATTTGCAAGATAATCACCAACAGCAGCTCGTTGTAGAGCATCGGCCGTATCAGGTCACACATATCATCAGGGTCATGCAGGAGGGCAGTACTGGCGCTCGGCTGTGTGAGTGTCAAGACGGCAACCTCTATGTTGTGAAGACTTTGGATGAGGTAACCCCAAGGCAGCTGATCGCTGAGTGGGTATGCGGCCACTTGGCCAAGGCGTTTGGCTTGATGACCCCAGAGTGTCGATTGGTCTATGGGATGCCAGAACTGATGCGGCTACAAGGGCAGAGCTCGTTCTGGGACGACGACACAATCGGATTCGCATCGAGATACCATGGCAACACGATTGCTGTGAATATGCCTTTGGCTAGAGCTGCGTCAGCTCAACTGAAGAGCGACATCTTAGTGTTTGACGTATGGGTCAAAAATGGAGATAGAACGCTTTCCGATTTAGGCGGCAATGTGAATCTGTTGTTCGATTTGCTGAGCGACCCTCAGATCGTTGTTTTTGACCATAATTTGGCGCTTGTTGCTGAAGATGACGAGATCCACATACGACAGCACCATGTCTTTTCAGGTGACAATCGTGGCGTCCCTCTCAATGACATCGTGACCCAAGATGAGTATATTGAACGTATGGCTCATGCAATAAGCCAGCTACCCCAGGTTTTGGCCGCGATACCGCAGCATTGGCGTGAACTGGCCAACCGTCAGCTAGGAGGCGGAGACATCATCAATGATGTTGTGATGCCTATCTTGGGTAGATATGAAAACCATTTTTGGAGGTGGATAGAGCTATGACACATCAAGTTGTCTATGCCGTTGTTCAGTTCCGCCCCTACCGTGAAACCGAAGAGTTTGCCAACGTAGGGGTGGTGTTGTGTGCCCCTAAGTCCGGCTTCTTTGACTATCGCATCGAAACAAGCCGCTTCTCTCGCGTAACGGGCTTCTTCAGCGAACTTGATGTCAAGGTTCCGAGGACTGTAGCTAAAATTGTTGGCGATGAACTGTTGCGCGTAAAAGAGATACAGCTGAACCAAAGCAGCCCTGAAGCCAAGTTGCGTCTGTTTCATGAAGCGACGAAGGCGAAGGAAGGTCTTATTTACTTCAGCCAAGCTCGGCCAGCCATGGTTGATGGGGACTTGGCCGGTTATCTGGAAAAGCTCTACCAACACTATGTTCATCACAGCTTTGCTAAGCAGCCTTCTGCTACAGAGAAGCTGGAGACTGCGGTGCGGTTGCTGCTTGAACAGAATGATCTCCGTCGGTATTACAAGGCTGCCGATCTGGGTGATCCAATGGGCCTGGTGAAAGCAAAGGTACCGTTTATTCATCAAGAGGATGGTAGGGCTATTCGTCCATTGAGCTTTATCTTCGGCAGACCGACACCCAACAAGATTGTTGATGAGGCTGAGCAGTGGGCCAGTAGGTTCAAGCGGCTGTTTGGAGCTGGGGTTCTAGCGCCAGAACGAGTGCTCGTACCAATCGAGTTTCCGAGCAACGAGAATCAAGCTCTGATCCCGGCGATAAATGAGGTGAAACGGGTCTTTGAAGAACACGCCGTCCGGACGATACCGGCAGAAGACACAGATCAGCTTCTCTCGTTTGCAGCTAAGGTATAAACGAACAGTAAAAACGCCAGCATTTAGCTGGCGTTTTTTTATACCTTCCCTCTGGTCCCTAAATACATTAGGCCCTCCGATAGCTACCCAGGCAACTGCCCATATCCTTACAACCGGGAGCCGCTTCGGTAAGCGTAGTGTGTGGGGTCGGGCAGGGGCTATGCGCCGATCTGCTACAAGGAAGAGATAACGGACGAGATGGTCAGTGATTGGCGGGGCAGAAGCACAGGGCTAGTGCCCAGCGACGCCCCGCTGGGCAGGCCCTTAGGAAGCTTCTGCCGCCAGCTCAGATCGCATCTCTGATGCCGCACGAAGTATCGGCAGTCCTATCATTGCGATCACCACCATCGATAGCCCAGAGGCAATCGCCACGCCGAAGCCAGCTCGCGCACCATATGCATCGATAACAAGGCCAGCCAGCAGCCCGCCAAGCGCAACACCAATGCTGATGCCTGTCGTCATCCAGGTTAGCCCCTCGGTGAGCTTGGAGGGCGGCAGAATAATTGTGCCAAGGTTCATCACGATGATCATCGTTGGCGCGAACGAGAGGCCCGCGATGAAGAGGATGCCTGTCATGATGTAGACGTTCGGGGAAAGGAGCGGCAATAGCGCTGTACCGGCTGTGACCAGTATCCAAAAAATGAACTGCCTTTCAATCGGTAAGGCAATTCTCAATGCGCCGAACGTCAGGCCAGCAACCAACGATCCCAAGGCATAAGCAGCCAGGATGAAACTGGCGGCAGTTGGCCAACCTTGTGCATTTGCAAAGGCTACGACGGATACATCGATCGAGCCACCGATCACGCCCATTGCCCAAAGCGCCAAAATGATGATGCGAAGGCTGGGGAGCTTCAAGATTGACTCATTGCTCCCCTTACTGCGCTTGACCACCTTTGGCTCAGTTTGCCGTTGCAGGACAAAGGCTGTTACGCCAATAGCGAGCAGTAAGATGGCAGCAAGAGGCCCAGCTTCGGCGAAGGCTCTCGTACTCATGCCAATTGCCAGTGGAGGGCCAATGATAAAGGCCATTTCCGTGAGGACCGTATCCAGGGAAAATGCTGTGTGCAATTGTGGCTTCCCGCGGAAAAGCTCTGTCCATCGGGCTCTTATCATGGCCGGCATTGTCGGCATCGAGCCGGCCAATGCCGCTAGGATAAATAAAAGTGGCTCAGGAGCGTTCATGTAGGCAGCCGTCACTAGCATCAACAGCATGCCAATACTGAATGCAGTCACGAAAGGTAGAACCCGGCTCTGGCCATGTTGATCCACCAGTTTTGATATCTGAGGACCTATAAGCGCATTCGATAACGTAAATGTGCCTGCGACCGCACCAGCCAGCCAATAGAGATTACCCTGTTGTGCCAGCATAGTGATTATGCCAATGCTGATCATTGCGTATGGTAAGCGGGCAATCGAACTCGAGATCACTAACCCTTTTATGCCAGGAGTTGTCAGAATTTCGCGATAAGGGTTAGACATAATATCTCCATGTTGTAATTCGATGAGGAAAGACGTTCCGTTTTCCTGCTGATTTTTCGTGGTGCGATTCACTGCGGAGCTCTTTTCCTAAAGCGAGTATTCATGTGTGCAACCGACAGAAAGGAGCAGGAGATAGCTTTTATTCCTCCATACAATCATTTGAAAGTTCGTTTTACCAGAGAATAATTCTTAAGCGTTGGGTCTGATTTCGTGATGCAAAAGCAATTGGATAGCGCTGTGCGTGGCAGGAGATGAGATGCTATACCTCTAAAGGTGTTCGATTGGAGTATGTTCAAGGGGGCTTTCGGAGGATCGGGATGTCAGTAGAAAAACTCTTTGAAGAAGTCGCCGCATGGGCACTGCAGCAAGGTCGGTTCATCACCAGCCTGCAGTTGTGTGACCAGTTTAATCTCTCGCTAGCTGTAGCAGGGCGGCTCATCCGCCGCTTAATCACTCATCCCCGGGTTACTGCTGAGTATAAGCGGGAGAGATGTATCATCAGTGATGGGCAAACCATGACGATGGTGATGGTGCGCGTCGTCAAAGTTGCACGCGAACCATGTGGGCCACCTAAACCCGCCAAGCCTCCCAAACCACTCAAAACAAAAGTTGTGGTGCTACCCAGCCCTAAAGATGAGGTAGTCGTTGAGAAGTTGAGGGGGCTGGTCGCTTGCATACCTCGGAGAGTGAGTTGGTAGATTATTCCGAGTCTTGGAGGCTCTGTTCATAAGGCCAGTGTTACTCATTCGTCCTCCCTATATTCCAACGTATTTACTTATTAATATGGATTGACATAACTATAACATTGCAAATGAACTTGATCTAAATCAAAGTCTATTTTTACTTAAGCTTGAAATTGTCAGTAATAGGCTAAATCGATAATCCCAATAGATAATTAAACAACCTCATAGCATTGATTGTGATATATCATGTGGAAAATTTGGGGGTGCCTATGATTATCTATGGAAAATATGGTGGAGCAGCACTTAGGGCCGTACATTTAATGGTGCAGAACAACTATGATCATGTCACTGCTTGGGATATGGCAATATTTGAAGCATTCGGAGAGGACTTAGGCGAAAAAAAGCAGTATAAAAATAACCCGAAGGTAACATTCCTGACCCTCTGCAGCTTGGGTAGCATCAGTTGCATTATGCCAATCCACTATGATACAGCCATCAAAACTAAGAAATATGTCGCGACAGCACTCGACATCCTTTCCTCTAAAGATAAATCCACTCCGATTAACCCTGATGACTTATGGCAAGAAGTTATTGCAGCGTGTGATGCCGCAGCTTCATTGAAGCATAACAATCAGATGGATGTGGTTTTGACGCTATGGTATGCAAATGTGTTGAATACCAATTGGTCTAGTGATGAGCTGGAACTGCGTACGGAATTTATATGAATTTTACAGTTAAAAAAGCCAAGGTGAAATCACCTTGGCTCTTCACATTATTTGATTTTAATTAATGTACCACTATCAGAATGTGCAAATGGTTTACCGTACACTTGCAGACTTGTCGTCTGATTATACTTGAGCTGATCTTTAACAGAGAAATCAAGCGACATCATAAAGTCAGTCGTTGAATCATTTGCTGACATGTAACTACTTTCAGCAATTCCACGCTTCCCTGTTTTAAAATCAACCTTATTGCCTGCTTTGCCTTCGACGACAACACAAACTGCACGAGGTATGCAGTATGAGTTGTAGATCATCTGATTTTTTTTATCGTAAATCAGATAACCACGCTGGTCATGAAACTTACCGTTGTCACTTTTTCTGAATACTTCTTGCTTATAATACATCGCAACTAAATATTGGTCACTGGCGTTTTTTGCATCCGCAGCGGGCTCGAAGGTAAAGGTCTCATAGTATGGTTCGACCGCAGGTCCACCCTTACCAACCTTGCTCCCTTCTTGCCCTGGGGCTACGTCTACACCACCAGTGTCCGTGCTTTTCCATGTTCCCACTAGCTGTGCCAGGGGACCAAAATCCAAGCCATTTATTGTTGTGTCTGAATCTGCGTGCGCCAGCGTAGAGCTGGCAAGTAAAATGGCGGGTATTACAAGCTTATTCATAAAAGACTCCTGTATGGTTCATCTTTTTATTATTCTCTGCAAGCCAGGGGATTTTAAAAAGAGCGGTAGATGATGGTCAATTATATTTAATTGTGTGATGTGATTTTTGTGAGGCCGGATTCGTTTTTTACTCGTAATAAAAACCAAATTTGATTTAAAACATGATCATGGTTATAGCGGAAAAATCTCAATGCCAATCTAGATCAATTTTTAGTTACGATATTCTATACTTACGGTTTGGTGATTTTATTGCTGTAGGAGAGGGCTATGTATTGTTTGAAATGTTATTAGTTTAGGGTCGTCGTTTTTTGTTAAGGTGCTGACTTTTGATGCCGATATTAAATGTGGAACATAAGGCGTTGACATAAAAGTTAATAAGGATAACCAGATGCTTAAATCAATGACAATAGGCAATAAACTGATAACTGTTTTTTCGGCCCTTGTGGTGCTGATGCTGGGATTTGCCTGGTTTTCTGTTACCCAACTATCGAACATTTACCGTGATACAACCGAGATCACTAACAACGTCATTCCGTCAATACGAGCTTCAAGCCAAATGCATACGGCCTTGCTTGATGCTCGCCGGGCTGAGTTGAGCATGCTGATTGGTATTCAAGACAGTGATCAGAGTGCGATTAGTACCAACAAACAACGTTTTGAGAGCAGTAAACGTGACTTTGAGGCTGCGCAACAACAATATTCCAAGATGGATTTTGTCTCAGAGAGGGACAAACAATACTTCGAGAACCTTGTCGCAGCCGCATCGGATTACTTTTCTGCCCATTCCATTCTGTTGACGGCCGTTGAGCAAGGTGACGTGACCAAAACAAAGTCCCTTATCAATAACGAGTCTAAGCAAGCCTTGGAAAAGGCTGGGCAGGATGCCTTGAGTCTGCGTGCAGAAAATGATCGGATTGCTCATGAGATGGCCGCTCATGACAAGGTAGTTTATGACAACGCCAAGACACTCAGCATTTCAATGGGTGCAGGTACGGTGGTTTTTGTGATCCTGGCGGCTCTACTACTTATCCGTCAGATCCGCAATCCGATCATGGTTTTGTTAGAGCAAATTCATCAGGTATCTGCTGGTAACCTCACCAGCAAGCTCGATATGAAAGTCTTTTCCCATGATGAACTCGGCATGCTGGCCAAGGGCTTGAACGAGATGCAGGACAACTTGCGGATGCTCGTAAATGAGGTTTCAAGCTCTGTGGTTCAACTCGGTTCTGCAACCGAAGAGATCAGTGCCGTTGCCTTGCAGTCTGCCCATAATATGGATGGTCAAAAGCATGAGCTGAACCAACTGGCCACAGCTATGAATGAGATGCAGGCCACTGTGCAGGAGGTAGCACGCAATACTAACGATGCTGCCAGTGCTGCAACCCAGGCAAGTACAACAGCCCTTCAGGGTAGTAACACAGTGAACAACTCTATCGTGCGTATCGAGAAGGTGGCTGAAGCGATAGAGCATACTGCAGTGGTGATCCGCCAGCTGGGCGATGATAGCCGCAATATCGGCATGGTGCTGGAGGTAATTCAAAGCATTGCGGAGCAGACCAATCTGCTGGCGCTGAACGCAGCGATTGAAGCAGCTCGAGCTGGCGAACAAGGGCGTGGGTTTGCAGTCGTGGCCGATGAGGTCAGAACGCTGGCTAAACGAACCCAAGACTCCACCTCCCAGATAAACGGTATCATCTCCGAACTGCAGGAACGCGCGAATGAAGCGGGAGCCACGATGCAGCAAAGTCAGACCATGATGGTTGAAACGGTTACCACCGCCCGGGAAGCAGGGGCGTCAATCTCGGAGATCAGCAGTGCTGTCAGCAGTATTTCGCATATGAATATCCAGATTGCCACCGCAACAGAAGAGCAGGGGGCTGTGAGTGAAGAACTGAATCGCAACGTGGTCAACATCAGCAATGCTTCGGAAGAAGTCGCAGCAGGCGCTAAGCAGATGTCCCAGGCATGCCATGACTTGAACCACTTAGCTACTCAGTTACAAGATGTAGTCAGGAAATTCCGCATTTAAGCCTGAAAAAGGATATGTCTTTGATGAACACCGGCTGATAGCCGGTGTTTTTTATTAGACAAGTTCTGGCGCTTATTCAATATTTGACGGTTGTAAGAAACCACAGATATAGCAATAGATATTACTGTTTTTGTTATTAGATCTTATACGTAAATTTCAGATAGACCTTCATCTCTGAATCAGTAAAATTTGGCGAGGCTCACCCAACAAGAAGGTTATAACGTGAAAAAAACGATGCTAGTATTGGCCTGCTCGATTGGATTGTTTGGTAGTAGTTGGCCTGCATTTGCTGCAAATGATAGCAAGGCTCAGCAGGTTCAGTTTAAAAAAGGGACGTCGGAGACAACAATTAACAGTTCGATCAAAGGTGATCAGAACTTGGATTATAAGTTAACGGCCAACAAGGGCCAGAAGATGCTTGTGACATTGGACACCAAGTACAACACATATTTTAATATCCTTCCTCCTGGTAGTACTGCTGATGCTATGTTCTCTGGTGCTATGAAAGGTGACCGCTTTGAAGGTGAGCTGCCGATGAAAGGGACTTATACCATTCGAGTTTATCAGATGGGGGCAGACAAAAGCAGTAAAGCCAAGCATGATTTCAAGCTTTATGTAAAAATTAGTGGCTAAGCTTTATAAGGTTAATGTGGGCCATTCTGTAGCGAGCTCCACGATGTTGAGAGAAAGCCCCGAGCATTATGCTTGGGGCTTGATTGAAAACCGATATGAATTATTTTCTGTTAAAATCAATTCGATTAGACTCGATTGTTTTCTATATCTCGCTAACACAATAATATCACAATTACTGGTGCGTGACATTGATCAAACTTTGGCCTTACCATGGTTATGCCGAAACTAGACCATCCGGCTATTAACCTAAAGGGCCAAGCGTGACCAAGAATATTAAAATTCTTCAAACCAGACCAGTCTTTATTAGCACTATATGGAGCTGACTCTGCTGAAAATGTCTGGCGGCGTGCTGGTTCCTTCCACCCCAGCTGATGCTGAAGCGATCCGATCATTACCCATTGGCTCATTTATTCAAGCCAAAGGAAGCGGGCGCCGTAATCCTGCTTTTCATCGCCGCTTCTTCGCATTACTCAATCTGACTTTCGATTACTGGGAACCTGCAGGCGGAATGGTGTCACCAGCAGAGCAGGGGATCTTGAATCGCTTTGTTCGTTACCTCTCACATTTTGGCTCATCTCAGGCACTTAACCAAGCGAAGGATGAGTTCATCGAGCTGTTAGCCATTAACAGGGTCGAGCGTCATGGACCTCAAGCTGAAAAGTCATTCGAGGTAATGCGCAAGTGGCTGACTGTCGAGGCTGGATATTTCACTATCGTGATACTGCCGGATGGTGGGATGCGCAAAGAACCAAAAAGCATCCGGTTTACCAAGATGGAACAGGCCGAATTTTCAGATCTATATCGAGCTGTATTCGGTGTTTGTTGGCGCTATGTGTTGAATCAGCAGTTTGGCTCTGAGGCTGAGGCCGAGAATACCATTGCTCAGCTGATGGGATTTTCTGGATGAGGTTTGATACTAGCCCTATTCGCTCGAAAGCACTGCGGAATAGCGCCAGAGGGCAGTTGTGCAAGTTGCAGTTGCTTGGTGTGTGCCAAGGCGGTACCGAGACGACGGTGTTGGCTCACCTACCGAGTATGCCTCATGGGATGGCCCTGAAGGGTGATGATCTGATTGCAGTCGAGGCTTGTGCAGCGTGCCACGATGCCATCGATGGACGATTCAACTATGGCTGGCTACCGGGAGAGAAGGAGGAAGTCCTCTACTTCGCCCTGATCCGCCAACTGCATCAGTGGGTAGTGCGCGGGCTTATTAGTGTGAAAGGGGCAACATGATCCACCTATCAGCCCTTGAAGCTAGTCGTCTGCTTGCTAATTACCCCAAAGCTAAGCGGGAAGTTGAGCAACTGAAGACAGTTCAACAAGTAGACAGCTTGCATGGCAATGTGATGGCCGAGCTAGTTGGTTTTCCGGAGCCAAAGACCGAGCTGCTATTCCACCCAGTTCGAAAATGGAGGTTCGACTATGCCTGGCCACTCAACATGATCGCCCTTGAGATCCACGGCGGGATCCACTCTGGGGGGCGGCACACCCGGGGCAAAGGGTTCGTTGAGGACAGAGTGAAGATGAATGAGGCCACATTGCTTGGATGGTCCGTTATCGAAGTTACTCCTGAGCATATCAAGACTGGCCAGCTGCGCGCCTGGTTGCTGAAAGCATTTGACCGGAATACCAATCACTTGAGGACCACCCCATGAGCAAAGCATTGGAAATGGCACTGCGCCTGTTTTCACCAAAAGGAGCTCTCCATGAACCGACCTCCCGTAACTTCAGCGCTCTTGGGCGTGACGAGTTGATTGGTGCGCTACAGATAGCCTCCAAGGATAATCCCCAGGGGTTGCAGTATCTGATGGCTGATCACCTGATCGACAAACAAGCTATAGAGGCGCTGCAGGCCCACTTCAACGATGGCTTGGGTAATGCGGAGGTAGGGCGTATGGCATTGGCTATCCTGCTACAACGTCCACTGCCAGAGCAATTGGAGAGGCTAGTTCTGTCTCATCCCTACTATGACAAAGAACGCCGCCGTGCTGCAGTGGTAATGGAGAAGGCCAAGCGGGCTCACCGTCACGGTAATGATCATGAATATCTGCGCCTGCTAGATGAGCGTAATGCCATCCTAAATGCCGCGCATGGTCGCTGTGTCGATGAGATGCTGATATCCGGGCGTTGTCCACATTGCACTGGAACCGGCAGGCGGCTACGAATCGGTGGCGAGTGTCCCAAGTGTCATGGTACCGGGCGTGTGGCCCCTGACATGGCTCTGGTCTCCCGTCGATTCGGAGGGGAAGTACAACTATCTGTAGAGAGCATGGTGGATGAGGTGATCTACCAAGCGTCAGATCTCACTAAGGCTATGGAGCGGCAGGTTCGGGAAATGGTCATGGAGTGAGGTTCTTCCTATCGTGTCAGCTCCCATGGAGTCACTGCGCTTAACTCATGTAGGCGTTGCTTTTTTGGTTGCTTTATTTTTGTACATTTTCCTGTCAATGATATCTAAGGTCGTATCTATGTTTGACTCAAAGCGGTTGTAACCAAATGAAAATGAAAGCTGAGGGTAATTCTTTTGGAATTTAGTTTTGAATCGTATTTCGATTTCTTGTAATGCCTCTTTCACATCTACATCTTCAGTACAGTCGATGATGATGAGGTACTCATCACCCCCCATTCTCACAATGTAGTCATCATGCCGGAAGGTTTTCTTCAAAATATTGGCTACATCACACAAAACCTTATCACCTGCTAAGTGACCAAATGAATCGTTGATGTATTTAAAATTATCAAGGTCCATATAAATCAGTAGGTTATCTGATTTTAATTGTAGGTCTTCTAGAACACTTCGATTATAAATTCCAGTCAGCGGGTCCGTTTTAGCTTGTTTTTGGTACAACATTTTTTCATTGTATGAGTCAGTTATATCTGTTGCTAAGGTGAATATATATACCTCATCTTCCACTACACTCTTAAATTTTGTGACATCAAAATAATGCACGTTATCGTCAAATTTGAACGACATAATCTTGTTGGATTCTTCATTGTTATCCATATATGTTAGAGTCAAGTCATGGCATTGGGCAAATACATTTGCGACATTGCCATCGACTAAGTCACAGATATCATCATTCGTTAAACCGATAATGTTCATATCTGTGAGACTTGCAACCCATTCTCTAAATGGTTCATTTATATAGACAATCCGGTGTTTGCTGTCCCTTACTGATAGAAACCCAGGAAAATATTTAATAAAAACATCAGAAAAATTTATTGCTGTTTTGCTCATGAAGATACCATTATTAATAACCATTCCCGTAACATCAAGTGTAGTCGTTTGCAACAATCACACATCGCTAATCTGTTTAGTGCCTTAGGAGGAGCCTTCACATACAACAATATGAACAGGGATAATTAAGGCTATCTATGTCAGCAGATTAAGTGGGGCAATATGCACGGTTCTAAGGCAGAGATCTAGCGCAGCTGATATGATTGATATCAAGCATAGCTTATCACCAAGTAGGCTACATCAGAGAAGAAAGGCATTTATCATTCATATAGTCCATTGTTTTTAAACAGCTTAGTGGTGTTGTAACGTTTTCGCGCTATTCGTGCTCAGTCATGTCTGCGAGGTACTGTCATTGATGACGACCGTTCCTTAATTTTATTAGAAAATTATGTTGCAGAGATAGATTGAATACATCGGTGAGCAAGATAGCGGCAACATGACCATGTTGTGAATAATGCTTCTGGTTGAATCGCAGCCGCCCCAGCGTTAGTATTGCTTAAAGATGGCCAGAGTCTCCGTGACCCTGGCCTTTTTCATTTCTAGCCCGCCTCGTGCGGGCTTTGTCGTTTCTGGGGGGAGGGCACATGGCCAAAGAGGAAGGGTTCGCGACGGCTGCCGCTGCTGCAGGGGTAGCCAAGACGGCGCCGCCTGTCGTGGTGTCCGGCATGACACTGGCAGGGTACTCGGTCAATGACTGGGTGCTGGTTGCTACGCTGATGTGGATTGCCGTCCAGATGGGGTGGTTCTTGTGGCAAAACATCATCCGACCCCGGTGTCGGCTGGATGATGAGTGATGAGCAAGGTCCGCATCGCAATCGCTGCACTCACACTGAGCGCCGCTGGCTTTGTGGGGATCCTGGATCGGGAGGGATTCGAGCCAGTGGCTTATCCCGATCCGGTACATGGCACCAAACTCCCCACCATCGGCTTTGGCAGTACCGAAGGGGTCAAGATGGGTGACACCATCACTCCCGTTGCCGCGGTAAACCGGAGTCTGCGGGAGGTACGGGTATTCGAGAGCTCCCTCAAGGCATGTATCAACGTTCCCCTCTATCAATATGAGTTCGACACCTATGTGGAGCTCTCCCACAACATCGGCTCCAGGGCGTTCTGCCGTTCTACCATCGTTAAGCGCCTGAACGTTAGTGATTACCCAGGAGCCTGTGAGGCCATCTTGCTGTTCAAGCGATCTGGTAAGCAGGACTGCTCGGCACCGGGTAACCGGAACTGCTCTGGATTGTGGAAAGACCGGCTGCGACTCAATGCAAAGTGTAAGGGGGCGTGATGGTGATGATGCCACAGAGCAAGGCATTGCCATTCCTTGCTGGCGCATTGCTCATTGCTGGGTTGGTCGGTGGTGGGATAGCGCTTTACCAATCAGGTCATTCCGATGGGGTAGAGGGGGAGCGTAAGACCTGGCAGGCAATGTGGGATGAAGAGGCCGTTCGTTTAGCTACCGCCCGGACCAAAGCAGAGCAGGACGCCCGGGCAGAAGAGAAGCGCCAGCAGGCTGAAATTGATGAGGTGAGAGACCATGCACAAGAAGAAATCGCACAGGCACAAGCTGATGCCACTGCTGCTGGCATTGAGTCTGGCCGGTTGCATGAGCAAGCCCGCCGCCTGGCAGCCCGAGCAAGTCAGTGCGCCAGCAATACCGGTACTACCCAAGGAGGCCAGGCAACCGGACAACCTGCCATGGTGCTCGCCGACCTGCTCAGCAGGGCTGATGAAAGAGCGGGTGAGCTGGCAGCAGCGTATGACCGAGCTCGAGTATCAGGACTAGCCTGTGAACGAGCCTACGATGCTATCTCGCAGCCTGGACCATGAAACCCCGCCACATCAAGGCGGGGTTTGTCTTTCTGGAAAGGGGGCGGCGATGCGTATGAACGGGAGTGGTGAAATGGTAAACGGTATCGATGTGACAGGAGTCATTGCCAGCGTCGAGCGCTACGACGGAGGCGCGGCTTTGGTTGTTCTTTCCACCGGCGTTTGCGTTGTGGTGTCGGCTACTCATGAGCCGGTTCCTGGTGACAGCATCGTTGAAGGCGAGTTGTCTATCTAAATGGCAAAGACCGATTGGAGCAGCGTGGCAGCTCAGTATCAGAGCGCCTATGCCAAGACCGGCATCAGCCCAAAGGCCTGGTGCGAGCAGCATGGACTGAATTACCAGTCAGCCAGACGCTACATCAAGGTGAGTGATGCGCACCCTGACGATAAAATTGCGCAGCCTAGTGTGCGCAGTGCGCAAAGTCGTGCGCAATTATCCAAGGGAAAAATGCGCAATTTGGATGAAACTGTGCACAACATGCGTAATGAGAGCAAAGCCCAAGAGAGAGGGGAAAAAAGGGGGAGAGGAAAAAGGGGACGGTCAGCTTCTTCCATACAGGCCTCTGCTGGCTCAAGCCCGGGCCCGAACAACAACTCCGGACGTCACGCAGATGGGCGCTTTGATAAGGGGAACAGCGAGTCAGTGGGTAATGCAGGCAACCCCAATCCGCCGGCGAACATCAAGCCAGGCATGCAACTGACCAAGACACATGGCGGTTATGCCAAGTTTCTCGACGCTGATGAGTTGTTCGACCAAGCAGAAGCACTGCAACTTCGGGATGAGCTGTTATTCACCCGAGCTCGCGTACTATCGGTTACCAAAACCTTGAAGGCCCTGCAGCATGACTTGGCCGAAGCGCAGGATCTGACCGACCGGCTCGCGCTCTATGACAAGATCTTGCGGGCTGAGCAGGCTCTTGACCGCAATATCCAGCGCATTGAGTCGATCGAGCGCACCCTGAGTGCCCTGCGTATCGATGAGGTGAATGGGCCCAAGATTGAGGCTGACACCAGGCGCATCAAGGCCGCGACTCGCAAGCTGACCGCTGAGGCTGACCTGCTTGAGAAGGATGGAGGTGCTGACATGACGCCAGTCGCAGAGATGACAGCTGAGCTGCAGGGGCTGGGGACTGGCGGGCTGATGAGTGGCAACTGAATCGGGTAAGATTAGCTATTCATTTGGTGGAGGTCGTGTAGATGGCTGAGGATAAAGATCTTGAACGGCAATATCGGAAAAACGTAATGGTTGTGGCCAGTATTGTCTTCATTTATTCAGTTGCGGGTGGCCAGATGTCAACTGAACTCAGTCTTTTTGGAGCTAAGCTGACATTCAGTCGTCCAGAAAGGTTGGAATATGCAATGCTGGTAATGTTGTGTTTCTTCTGGTGGCGTCACTGTCAAGTCTCAGCAGAGACAAGGGGAGAGCATTTAAAAAAGGTTTATAATAACTTCCGGTTACACGGGTGGGTGTTCAAGCGACTCATGCGTGATGGTCAGAAAACCACTCAGGTAAAATATGATGCAGATGGTTGGGACCGCATATATGGAGTCCCAAAGAATAGAGATGATGAGTGCGCAAGGATGGAAATATATTGGCTGCGACGAACTCTATTTGGTGGTCGAATTGCTTATATGGATTTTGCAAATAACACAGATGAGCATCCTTGGCACGAGAGAGAGATTGAAATATCTCCCGCAATGAGGTTACTCATGTTTATAAAATACTTTCGCTCGAGTGTCGTTGTGATTTACAGGGATCCTGAGTTTGGTGATGGGGTGTTGCCTACAATATTTTTCGTGCTCGCCGCAGCAAGCTGGGTTCTGAATCATTTTCAGATTGGCTTTATAGCAACATGACTTGGTTTTATTGAGATAAACACAAACCCGCTTCGGCGGGTTTTTTATTATCTGAGATCCCCCATGGCTGAACCTGACATCTCCCTTATGACTGAGCCGGAGCAGATTGCCTATATCCGCTCGAAGCTCAGTGATAAGTGGTGGCGGATGAACAACCTCTACAAGGTGGAGAATGAGCAGGGTGAGCTGGTGCAATTCAGGCTGCGACCGGCGCAGGAGCTACTGTTCAAGACCATGTGGTGGCTCAATATCGTACTGAAGGCGCGCCAAATAGGTTTCTCCACTGCCATCGATATCTACCTGTTGGACGAGGCGCTGTTCAACAAGAACATCAAGTGCGGGATCATCGCCCAAGACCTGACCGCGGCAGGGGAGATCTACCGCACCAAGATTGAGGTCCCGTTCGATAACCTGCCTACGTGGCTCAAGGCCTGCTTCCCAATAGCCTCTCGCCGCGGCGGTGCCAACGGTGGTTACATCCTGTTTCGCCATGGCTCCAGTATCCAGGTAGCCACCTCCTTTCGCTCTGGTACCGTCCAGCGTCTGCATGTGTCAGAGCACGGGAAGATCTGCGCCAAGTACCCAGAGAAGGCCAAGGAGGTACGAACCGGTACCCTTAACGCCATTCACCCGGGCTGCGTGGCGTTCATCGAATCAACGGCAGAAGGGGTAGGCGGTGATTTCCACAGCATGAGCATGAAGTCCCTCGAACTGGAGCGAACCACTCACGCGCTGACACAGCAGGATTGGAAGTTTCACTTCTTTGGTTGGTGGCAGGATCCGAAGTATGCGGCCGTGGTCCCAAGGTCTGGTGTGACAGCCAGCAAAACCCAGCTGGAATACTTCGCTGCCGTCGAGAAGGCGATGGGTTGCAAGATCAGTGACGAGCAACGGCAATGGTATGTGCTCAAGGAGGCGACACAGGGTGCGGAGATGAAGCAGGAGTTCCCCAGCACACCGCTGGAGGCGTTCCTGACTTCTGGCCGTAGGGTATTCGACCCGACAGTTACCATGGCCGCAGAGGGTGACTGCATAGCCCCGCTCATTGTCTATGACATCGACCCGGTTACCGGCAGGCGCGAGAAGGCTCGCAAGCCTGAACTATTGGACGCACAGGGGCAGCGTTCGCTCGAGAACATGCTGCTGGTCTGGGAGCTGCCCGACCCTGACGAGGATTACGCCATTGGCGCTGATGTGGCAGAAGGCCTCGAGCACGGTGACCGGTCATCATGTGATGTGGTAGCCAAGAGTGATGGCAGGCAGGTCGCCCACTGGTACGGGCACCTTGACCCTGGTCTCTTTGCTCAGCTGTTGGCTCATGTCGGCAAGTGGTATGGCACCGAGGAGTATGGACCGGCTTATATCGGCCCCGAGCGCAATAACCATGGCCATGCGGTGCTGCTGGCCCTGCGGGATCACTATCCGGTACGGCGCATCTACGCCCAGGAGTACATCGACCGGGATCGGGATGATGAGACCCCACGCCTTGGCTGGCTCACCACGCGACAATCCAAGCCCATCTTGGTGGATGGCCTCAAAGACCTGCTGCGTGCCGGCCAGTCCGGGATCTACTGGATAGGCACCATCAGTGAAGCAACCACCTACGTCTATGACAAACGGGGCAGCATGAATGCCCAGACCGGCTGTTACGACGATCAGCTCGTCAGCTACATGATTGCCCAAGAGATGCGGGCCAGAATGCCTGCTCGCATCGTCAAGTCCGGCACCGCACGTAAACCCAAGCACTGGATGGCCAACTGATGATCAATAACCAACCCAAGGCCCCCTCACAAGGTGGCCTCGATACCGCACGCCTGCTCAACCTGATGAGTGACATCAATGGTCAGCCTGATTGGCGCTCTTTGGCTAATCGTGCCTGTGCCTACTATGACAATGACCAGCTGCCTGCCAGCGTGAAGAAGGTGCTGGACGACCGCGGCCAGCCACTCACCATCCATAACCTGATCGCCCCCACCATTGATGGGGTACTGGGCATGGAGGCCAAGAGCAGAACCGATCTGATGGTCATTGCTGATGAGCACGATGATGAGCTGGAGCAGATGGCGGAGGCGGTTAACGCCGAGTATGCAGACATGTGCCGGTTGGGAGGGTTGGATCGGGCCCGCGGTGAAGCTTACGCCGGGCAGATAAAGACCGGCCTCGGTTGGGTTGAGGTGCGCCGTCAGGATGACCCATTCGGTCCGCGCTACAAGTTCAGCAATATCCATCGGGACGAAGTGTATTGGGACTGGCACAGTCGTGAGCCAGATCTGACTGATTGCCGGTGGCTGATGCGCCGCCGCTGGGTTGATTTGGATGAAGCAAAGACCCTGTTTCCGAGTAAGGCCGAGGCGTTGACGTGGGGCGTGAATGATTGGGATGGGATAGTCAGCCTGACCTCCATTGAAGGAATGGCTCCCGATCTGGTCAGTGCCTTCGATGAGTGGAGCTCTTTTGACAGCAAACAGGTCGAGTGGTGTAGCCGAGAGCGTGATCGGGTGCTGCTGCAGGTGGTTTATTACCGCACCTTCAGCACACGCCAAGTGCTGATGCTCGACTCTGGCCGGGCACTGGAATATGACAAGACCAACCAACTTCATCTTGCCGCTGTTGCCACGGGCCGCGCCAGGTTGGAGCGTCGTCCGGTAGCCGTGATCCGCGAGTCCTGGTTCGTGGGTCCCCATCACCTGGTCGATCGCCCCTGCAGTGCGCCCCACAACATGTATCCGCTGGTGCCGTTCTGGGGATACCGCAAAGACAGCTCTGGTGAACCTTATGGCCTGATCGCCCGCGCCATTCCTGCTCAGGATGAGGTGAATCTGCGCCGTATCAAGCTGACCTTCTTGCTGCAGGCCAAGCGCGTCATCATGGATAAGGATGCCACCAACATGACCCGGGAGCAGGTGTTGGAGCAGGTTGAACGCCCGGATGGCTTGGTCGAGCTCAACCCTGATCGCATCAACAAGACCAGTGTGAGTGATGCCTTCAAGGTGGAGCAGGATTTCAACGTGGCAGCCCAGCAGTTCCAGGTGATGCAGGATTCGGTGAAGCTCATCCAGGACACCATGGGGGTTTATGCCGCCTTCTTGGGGCAGGGGACTACTGGCCAGTCAGGTGTTGCCATCAGCAACCTGGTCGAGCAGGGCGCCACGACACTCTCCGAGATCAACGACAACTACCGGATGGGCTGCCAACTGGTGGGGCAACTGGCGCTGTCATATCTGCTTGAAGAGCTGGCAGCCAAGAAGAACTACAAGGTGACCGTCAACCGGGATGACCCACGCCGGCGCAAGGCGGTGGTGATCAACGTGGAGCAGGAAGATGGCAAGCTCAGTAACGATGTGACCCGGCTGCGTGCCCATATTGCCCTGGCACCCATCCAGCAGACCGCAGCTTACAAGCAACAACTGGCAGAGCGCATGACCCAGGCTATGGCACAGTTGCCGCCTGAAGCTGCTGCTGCGTGCTTTGATCTGCTGGTTGAGCTGATGGATGTGCCGCGCAAAGCTGAGTTTGTGGAGCGGATCCGCAATGCCCTTAGCATTCCCAAAGATCTCGAGGAGATGGATGAGGAGGAGCGCGCCACCGCCGAGCAGCAGGCTCAGCAGCAACAGATGGAGCAGGAGATGGCCATGCGTGAGATGCAGGCCAAGCTGGCTGAGCTGGAAGGCAAGGCGGCCAAGTGGCAGGCAGAAGCCCAACGGATAGCCAAGCTGACCGACTCTATCCGGTTTGAGGATGCGCTTAAGCAGGCCCAGACAGGCAAGACTCTACAGGAGATGGAGCTGTTGGTTACTGAACAAGAGGGGATCCAGGCCGAGCAGGCAGCCCTCCAGGCCCAGCTGCTTGCTACCATTGAACAACAGATTGATGCTATCACGCTCTGATTGTTGCTTTCTTGACCTGCCGGCGTTAGGATTTCCCCAACATGGCCCAGTCTCTCGAGATTGGGCCTTTTTCATATGATATTTCTGCCAGTTGTTAACTACGATTTGGGTGCTCATTATCTCCAGTGAGAATTTTCCAACCGTGTAGTGCACTTTTTAACCCGCCTTGTGCGGGTTTTTTTGTGCCCAGTCTAAGCCGGGGAGCGTTTTCTCTGAGAGCTTTCCCCCGCTTGGGCAGCGATACCACCCACTGAAAACCCACGAGGATTACCATGGATACGAACATCGACAACCTGACTGGGACGGAAAGCCTGGACGAACTGGAAGCCATGTTGGCGGAGATCGAGCAAGCGCCCGATGCCGAGCTGGAAGATGGCACTGTCACCGAGAAAACGGACGTAGAGGCCGCGCCGTCGGCGGTCGAAGTGGCAGCCAGTACCGAACAAGCCAATGCCGGGCAGGTCGATGAAGTGGCCAAGGAACCTGAGAAGGTGATCCTGGCCAAGAACGGTCAACACACTATCCCGTATGACGTGCTTGAGCTGGCGCGCCATGAGAACAAGGCCCTGCGTGAGCAGTTGAATAGTTCTCAGCAAGCTCAGGCAGAGCGGGACAAGTTGCAGGCGTTGCTGGAGAAGCACGGGATTAACCCTGATGCCGATCCCGACCAACTTAGCCCGGATGAAGCGGCGCAATTAGCGCAGGACTTTCCGGAGATCGGGAAGGCCATGGCTGCAATGGCTCGCAAAATCCAGCTGTTGGAGCAGCCGGCTGTGGTGCAACCGGTTCAACCTGCCGTTAATCCGGTGCAGGCCGCTCTGCAGGCGGTACCTGATCTGATGAACTGGCGGGAACAGGACCAAGACCGTTTCGACTTCGCCATCATTGTCGATGAAAAGCTTCAGGTAGACCCCGCGTGGCAAGGTAAGTCACTGGATGAGCGATTTGCAGAGGCAGCGCGTCGCACCAAGCTGGCCTTTGGTGACATGGTGGAGACTGCTCCACCGCCCGCCAAGGCACCCAGCATGGAAGCCGATAAGTCCGCTGACTTCATTCCGTCCAGTCCCTCGGCACTCGGCCAAACCCATCAAGCGCCCGAAAGTGGTGTTGCCCGTTATGGCGCTATGTCGCAGACCGAGTTGGTCGGCGAAATGGGGGCCATGACGGATGCCCAGCTCGAAGCACTGCTGGAGCAAGCCGGGTATTAACCCACCATATGATTTACACGCAAACCCCGACCACTGTGTCGGGGTTTTTGTTTTTAGGTAGGAGAGGATCATGACCCAAGTCACCTCGGCGCAAGCCAACAAGATTATGCAGGCAGCCTTGTTTACGGCTGCCAATCGCTCTCACTCCCTGGTTAACCTGCTGACCGAAGAGGCGCCCAAAGGTGCCAAGGTCAACGGTGGTAAGCAAACCAGTGCGGGAGCACCCGTGGTACGTATCACAGACCTGAGCAAAAATGCCGGTGATGAAGTAGATATGCAGTTGTTCCATCAGCTCTCAGGTCGCCCGACCATGGGAGACAAGAAGATTGCTGGCCGTCTCGAAAGCCTGGCGTTTGCCGACTTCTCGCTCAAGATCAACCAGACCCGTCATGGAGTGGACGCGGGTGGCAAGATGAGCCAGAAGCGCACCAAGCATGACCTGATCAAGACAGCTCGCGTGCTGCTGGCAGATGGTTATTACGGTCGTCTTACAGACCAGCGTGGTTTTGTTCAGCTGGCTGGTGCTCGTGGCGACTATGCTGCGGACGACATCATCCTGCCGCTGTTCGATGATGAAGAGTTCGCCGACATCATGATCAACCCGATCACTGCGCCGACCTATCAGCGGCACTTCTTTGGTGGGGATGCGACCTCTTTCGAAGCCATTGATGCTGCCGACCGTTTCAATCTTGGTTGCGTGGACAACATGGCGTTGTTCCTGTCTGAGATGGCCAATCCTATCCAGCCTATTCGGATGGTGTCTGACCCGTCTGGTGGCGAGCCCCTCTATGTGCTCTACGTTACCCCGCGCCAATGGCACGACTTCTACACCAGCTCCTCTGGCAAAGACTGGAATGCCATGCTGGCAGCGGTCACTGTGCGGGGCAAAGGTTGGAATCACCCCATCTTCTTGGGGGAGGGGGCAATGTGGCGGGGTATCTTGGTCAAGCCCTACAAGGGGATGCCAATCCGCTTTAACCAGGGAGGTATCGTTAAAGTCTGTGCGGCCGAGTCCACCACAGGGGTGGAAGTGGACAAGGTTGCCGGCACCATTATTGACCGAGCCATTCTGCTGGGCGGTCAGGCTCTGGCCAATGCGTTTGGTGCCGGTGAGCAGGGCAGCTCCTTTGGTATGTTTGAAGAGAAAACCGACCACGGCAATGCCACTGAGCTCTCCGTTCGCTGGATGGGAGGCCTGCAGAAGATCCGCTTCAAGCAGAAGAACGGCAATATCCAGGATCATGGTTGCATGGTGCTGGATACCGCGGTGAGCCCAATAGTTCGCTGATAATCCACTGATACAGAGGGTCTTCAGGCTCTCTGTCATTCGCTGACCAGACAAGGAGCCATATTATGGCCAAGATTAATCTAATTGCTACTTGCCGCCGCTGGTTTGTCGGTGCGTTCGGCAACCTCTCCATCTCCCCGACCTTTATTGCAAAGCTGGCCGCGGTGCCTGCAGGGGATGTGATCGTGTTCGGTGACAAGGTCGAGCCCAACCTCAAGGTGGTGGGGGTGTCCCTGATCACCAGTGCGCTGGGCGCTGCTACCACACTTACGGCCAAGATCGGCGTTTCCATAATTGTGAATGCTGAAGGCACGGTAACCGCTGTGACTAAATACATCCCGGTGGATGACCTGCTCACCGAGGAGGGGCAGGAGATCACCCTCACTGTCGGCGGTGGCGCGGCAACCGGTACAGCCAAGCTCAAGCTGCATTACGAGGTAATTGGTAACCTATAACGCCCATCACTGCGCGCCCGGCCCTGTGCCGGGCTTTTTCATTTAAGGATTGGAGATATTGCCGTGAGAGACAAAATTGCCGTGGTTTATATCGGCGACAAGCCGAGCAAGAAAGACACCGTTACCGGCTCCCGCATGGTGTTTCCTCGCCATGCGACCGTAGATGTTGAGAGCCACATTGCCATGCAACTGCTGGAGTTCCCCTCTGTCTGGATCCATGCCGAGGCCCTGCCTGGTGAGATCCTGCGTCAAGAGACCATCGCCAAGCTGGCTGCCGAGGAGGCAGAACGACTGGCGCGGGAGGCGGCCCGTTTTGCCGAAGAGCAAAGCATGATCGTTGGTGACCGTGATCTGGCCAAGCTGACTTCTGCCCAGCTGGCGACCCTGGTAGAGGGGGATGACCTGAAAATTGACCCACAAGGCCCGCAAGAGAAGGTTGGCGAGTTCCGCCTGCGGGTGCGTGATGCGCTGAAAGCCAAGCTGCCCGTTGAGCAAGGTAGCGAGTAATGGTACCGGTGCAAGATGGCCGGTTGGTGAGCACCACTCCTTTGATCTCGCTGGTTCGCCAGCGGGTTCTCCATTTGCCTCACACAGAAGGCGCTGACGCATTAGTCCATCGCTACCTCATTGAGGCGGCCATCATCTTTTGCAAAGAAAGCACGTTGATTCATCTGGAGCGCCAGTTTGATGAGGTGTTCGAGGGGCAGACGGTGAGCTTTGCCCTGGCTAGCAGTATCAATCGTCAGGCGAGGCAGAATGTGCGTGAACCCCAGGTGACTGGGTCAGTGCTTCATCGCATTACTGCTGGTGGCTGCATGTTGACGCCAGGTCTGCACTATCACGCACAATCCGCTGAGTCCATCCGCTTCCTTGAACCGCTGAGTGATGTTTGCATCGTTGGGGCCATTGAGCCTCTGTCGACCGCAACGCTGATCCCCTCTGATCTGGTTGAAGACTACGCCCATGAGCTGGCCTGTGGGGCTGGGTATCTCTTGCAGCAGCTTCACGCCAAAGCGTGGACAAACCCTGAACTGGCTCAGATAAATCGTCGCAAGTTTTATGACGGGATCCGCTCTGCATACCGGTTCCGCATTGAGCAAACCGAGAGTGCAAGAGTTCAAAATCCAGTCAGAAAACGAAACTTCTTCTGAAATGAGGTGAGTCATGCTGGTCAGTGAAATATTGAATCGCGCCTCAACTGAGTTGACCGATACACCGCGGATTAGCTGGGGTCTGGAGGATTTGCTCTCTTACTACAACAGTGCGATATCCGCGATCGCCAGCGCCAGGCCGGACATCTTCATTAAGACTCAACCCTTTGCCTGTGCAGCAGGCACTCGGCAAACCGCGCCTGCTGGCACCATCAAGCTGATAGATATTGAGCGCAACACGCTTAATGGTAAGTCGATCCGCTATGTGTCCCGCGCTGATCTGGAAAGTTTAATCCCGAGCTGGGCCAGCAGTACCGGTGGGGAAGAGGCGGAGCTATATATCCACGAACCCACCAATATCAGTGCCTTCTGGTTGTACCCCGGAGTGAAGGCTGGGATGAGTGTCGAGCTGGTGCTCAGTATTCTCCCTACACCCGTAACGAGATCCGAGGTCGAGTCGGGAGTGAGCGTTCAGGTGGATGACCGGTATATCACCCCCTGTCTGGACTGGATCATCTATCGCGCGTTCATGCGTGACTCTGAGGTGACGGCGAATGCGTCAAGAGGGCAACTCCACCTGCAATCATTCAGTCAGGCGTTATCGATCAGCACTGAAACAGATGCCACCATGTTAGCGATGCGAGACAGCCAGGCCAGCACCAATGGACGGCGCCAATGATCCACATCTACGGAGTGATGACTGATCCCGCTGGCAAGTTGGTGCCTGGGGCGATCATCGAGTTGCGGTCCCTCACCACGACCAGTGAAGTGTTGATGGGCTCGGTGCTGACGTTCAAATGTGATACGGCTGGCCGGTATCGATTCCCGCTGGCAGTGGGCACCTACGATGTGTATGCCCAGAACGATCTGTGTGGCGACCTGGATTATCAGGGGACCGGGGTCGTGACGGCGCAGAGTATTGATGGCTCGTTGAACAGCATCCTGGTCGATAGTGGCATCGACTTGACGCCCCCTTTGCTAGGTCGCGCTGTGGATGCGATGCAAAGGGCTGAGTCTGCGGCTGAGGCAACCGGTCGGGATCGGATCCAGACTGGCAATGACGTGAGTGCCGCGCAACGGGCTAGCCAGCTGGCAGCTGAGCAGGCTAGCGCGGCCTTGGTATCCGCCAATACGGCGGGCAGTAAAGCGGGTGAGGCGGCGACCAGTGCGATTGTGGCCACCGGTTTTGCCACACGAGCGCAGCAGTGGGCAGAAAATCCGTTGAATGTGGCGGTAGTGGCAGGCAAATATTCCGCCCTGCACTATGCCGTCAAGGGCAGCGATTCAGCCACTGTAGCTACCGCCAGTGCTTCGGCCTCAGGGGTAAGTGCCGCAACGGCTGCAGCCCAGGCTTCCAATGCTAGCAAAAGTGCGGCGACAGCCACCACCAAGGAGAGTGATGCAACGGCCAGTGCTGGCACTGCGACTATCCAAGCAAATGCGGCTCTTGGCGCCAAGGTCGCCGCTGCAGCTTCTGAAGCCCATGCCCTGACTCACGCCAGCAATGCAGACTCTGCGGCCCAAGCCTCTGAGCGCGCCAAGGTTGTTACGGTTGAGCATGCAGGAAGGGTTGCCACATTGGCCCAGCAGGTATCAGCTGATCGTGCGGTGGTACAAACGAAGTCTGCAGAGGTTGCTGCCCATGCGGCCACCGTAGCGGTGCAAAGTAGAGAGGTCAGCGCCAGCGCGGCGTCTGTTGCGCAGGGACAAGTTGCCGTTCAGGGCATGCGTGATGTGGTGGTTGCGAAAACAGCTGAAGCGCGTGCAGCGGCCGACACAGCCAGTGATAAAGCAAGTCAGGCGGCACAGGATCAAGCTGCTGCCGCTACCAGTGCGCAGCAGGCGAGTATGGCAAAGAGCCTGGCTGAAGCTTGGGCTCAGAGCCCAGAAGGAAATGATATTAACGGGCGGCCCGGAGAGTTTTCGGCGCTGCATTGGGCATTGCAGGCTCAGAAGTGGGCGCAGGCCATCACATCGCAGCTTGTTTGGTCTGGGCCGTGGAGTGCTGCCGCAGGCGCACCGATAGCGCCGGCGCCCAATCAAGGGATCCCGTTTTATCGGATCTCACATTCTGGGGTTATCGCCAGCGTGTCCTATGTGGCAGGGGATTACCTACACTGGGATCCTACGACTCGTTCCTGGTTCAAAATTGATGGCACCGATGCGGTGATCTCCATTAATGGCATGACCGGTGCGGTTGTGCTGAGCTCGGTGGATGTTGGGGCTCGGCCCGCAAGCTGGGTACCCAGCTGGGCTGATGTTACCGGTAAGCCGGTGACCATGCCGCCCTCCGAGCACAATCATCCTTGGTCTCAGCTCTCGAGTATCCCTGTTTACGCTACACGTTGGCCCACGATTGCAGAGATAGGGGCGGCCGCGGCCAGTCACACCCATGCTTGGTCACAACTGACGGGGGTCCCCGCCTATGCCTCCCGCTGGCCTGCGTGGGGTGAGGTGACAGGCAAACCTGATTTTGCTGCTGCCAGTCACCGTCACCCATGGGGACAAATTGATCAGGTCCCTGTGACGGCTTCCCGTTGGCCAGCTTGGGGGGAGGTAACTGGGAAGCCTGATTTTGCTGCTGCCAGTCATCGCCACACCTGGGGGCAAATCGATCAGGTTCCTATCACCGCTTCCCGTTGGCCAACCTGGTCAGAGATTACAGATAAGCCAACGATTGACGCTGTATGGCTAGGTAATATGTTGTCCAACACAAAGCTGGATGTGAGAAGTCTCCTGGTGGCGGGCCTATACACGTTGATTTACGCAAGCTCAGATCTGACCACAAAGTACACCAGCATGATCTGGTATGACGGGAGTGTCACAAACCAGTTTGGTACTTCTCCTGCGAGTTCTTCAGGTCTACAGCCACGGATCTTGAATCAGCATCTAGAGAATCCTGCGAACGGGAGCGGTTTTCGGCTCCTTGAGATCAGACGGGTCGCCTGATGGGGGCGGATCGTTACACGATTACAGCGTAATGCGTAGAGAGCTTGCTCATCCTGAGTCACAGCGTTAGCATAATCACAACATAGCCCTGCTCTCACGAGTGGGGCTTTTTCGTTTTAAGAGGGCGAGGATCACCATGTCACTTATCGATATTGTGACCATGCGCGGGATGGTGCCGCGAGTGGCTGATCATCTATTGCCTGATGAGGCGGCCACTCTGGCGCAGGATTGTCACTTTGATCGCGGGGTATTAGCGCCGTTGACGGCGGACAAGCCGGTTGGCCTGGCACTGCCTCTGGTACCCAAAACCTTGTTTCACTATTACGGTGCTCACTGGTTTGCCTGGAACAAATTAGTCGAGGTGATGCGTTCGCCTATTGCACAAGACCAGTACAACCGGATTTATTACACCGATGGTGAATACCCCAAGCTGACTTATGACGCTATCGCCACGGGAGGCTCAAACAAGCCAACAGCCTGGTATCGGCTTGGTGTGCTTGCCCCGGCGACGCCACCGAATATGCAATCCGTCACCCCGCCTGTGGGTGGCAAAGATGACAATCCCACCGATGACGAAACTCGCTTCTATGTTGAAACCTATGTAACCGGCTTGGGAGAGGAGGGGGCGCCAGGGCCTGCCAGCGGGAAAGTCACCATCACTATTCCAAACTCCACCGTGCTGGTGGGGTTGTCTCCGGCTCCTACCAACAACAGCAATATCACCCGGCGCCGGCTTTATCGGTCGGTATCTGGTGGTGGGATGGCGGATTACCTGCTGGTTGCCGATCTTCCCATTGCGACTGTGACGCACAGCGATAGCAAGAAGGATGGGGAACTGGGGCCGGTGCTTGAGACCTATGGCTACATCATGCCCCCGGACAAGATGCGCGGTATCTGCCAAATGGCCAATGGCATCTGTGCCGGTTTCATCGGTAATGCCGTGCTGTTCTCAGAGCCGTTTCTGCCTTACGCCTGGCCAGAGAAGTACAAGCTGACCACTGAGCATGACATTGTTGCCATCGCCGCTATCGATACAGCCTTGGTTGTGGGTACTAAGGGTTACCCCTATCTGTTTCAAGGTGCGTCCCCCTCAGCCATCACCGGGCAGAAGCTCTCCTCGGTCCAACAGGCCTGCGTCAGTGCGAGGTCTATGGTGGCACTGGATGGCATGGTTCTTTACGCCGCACCTGATGGGCTGATTGGTGTGGGGGCCGATGGTGGAACCTTGATCACAGAGGGGATCATTACCCGTGAGCAATGGCAGGTGATGAAACCTGACACGCTGCGCGCCTGGTACAGCGAAGGCAAGTATGTGGCCCTGACCGATAGCCATGGGTTTGTCTTCGACCCAAAATCGGGAGACCTGCGCTGGCTATCGAGTCGTTGGGATACCGCAGTACCTGATATGCAACTCGATGCGCTGATGTTGGCCAAGGGCATTGAGCTTTATCATTGGCGAGGTGGGGCGACTCCCTTGCCGATGATCTGGCGCTCTAAAGAGTTTGAGTTGCCACTCGGCGTCAGGCTGGGTTGTGCCCGGGTGACCAGCGACCTGATCAGCCAATGTCGCTTCACGCTGATCATCGATGGAGCTCGGGTCTTCTCGCTTACCGAAGGCCAGGTACCTGATGGCGTCTTCCGGTTGCCTCCTTTGCGGGGGCGCCGCTGGCAAGTTGAGGTTGCCGGCACTGCGGTGATCGAGCGCATTACTCTGGGCTCCAGTATTGCTGAGGTCGCAGCGCAATGAGTAAGAGCTCCTTTCGTGCCAGTGGTACCCCACAGGGACTGACTGAAAACATGCAGATCCTGACCGGTCAGAAAGGGGACCGGCTGGATAAAGCGCTGACACTGCGAGAAGCCGCAGCCATTGGCATGATCAACCTGCGTCGCAACGGCAATGGGGCTGTCGTACCAGAAGTGCCACCAGATAAGCCAACAGACCCTGAGTGGTCTGGTGTGCAATTGCCCGTTGCTCCGACAAGTGTTACCGCTGACGGAGCATTTCATACCATCACCCTAACTTGGGATATCCCCGGGTATAAAGGACACTCATACGCTGAGATATTGCGAGCAGAGGTGGACAATCCCGCCATCGCAGTGGCGATCGGTACCACTCTGGCGAATGTCTACTCAGACGCCGTAGGGAAGGGATATACCGCCTATTACTGGGTGCGTTTCATCAACAAGAATGGACTGACAGGGCCACTGCACAGCACCGCAGGCTTGAAGGCCAAAACCAGTCCTGACGTAGATGAAATCATTGCTTCAGCTACCAAATTTGCAATCTATAACCCGGCAAACCCGAGTGCGAAAGAGATCATATTCGGGGTTACTGATGATGGCCGGGTTGCCATCAAAGAGGCAGTTATCAAGGCTGCAACCATCCAGATCCTGCACTCAGAGAAGATAACCGCCGACTATATCAAGGCAGGGGTCAGTATCAGTGCTCCCTTGATCACTGGCGGCCAGCTCGATATGGGTAATTCCTTCATGGCTGGGGGGGCTGCGGGATTTGGTAAAGGTGGTCCCTATGCTGGGTGGAGCTGGGGTTGGTACACCATGATCTATGCCGATGGCAGTCTGTTTACCAATCGCCTACGGGCGGAGGGTGGGTATGTCAAAAACATGACCCTAGGAAACTGCACGATTGAGCAGGATTGCATTGTCAGAGGGACGGTGTATGCCGATCGGATAGTTGGTGACGTTTATGTCGCACGAGATTATGCGTGTTCACACAATGGCAATGGCGTTGGACCAATCGACGTGGCACGGATCAAAGTGAACCAAGCTGTCGGGTTTAATCGGACACTTACGATACCCAATCTATGTGGCTTGGTAGGGTGTTCTGTGACAGCGGAAGGACCCGGTTCAGGGACCCTCACTCGTGATAATTCAACAGAGATGCAGGTCGAGATCCTGATGGATAGCGCGTTGGTGAAAACATTCACAGTTCGTGTGGAAGTGTCAGCTACCTCAAATCCATCATCAGGTCCAGTTACTAGGACGAATGAGGTGGGTGCTTATGGTGGAGACATAACTGTTCCTGCGAACAGCGAACCCTTGGTTACTGTCAGGATCCGACGTTCCAGAGGGAATGGCTGGGTCAGAAGCGATGCCAGCCAGAATGGGCGCGTCGTGATGTTCAAACAAGGCGGGTCTCTTTCATGAAGCCGATCCACCGCATAGCCAGCGACACCGGCAACCCTAATCTATCCGCCGAACTTCAAGACGCCATCCGTAACCGGGTGGCGTTTTTGTTTGTGCGTGGTGATGACGGTTTCGTCTTGAAGCCAGTCAGCGAACGGGGAACTACCGGCGTGCTGGTGTGGGTAGGTTGGGGCGATGGCGGAGCCCCTAAGTGTCACCTGCCAGAGGTAAGGCGGTTAGCCCGCATGATCGGTGCTCGCTGGCTGCGCTTTCATTCTGCGCGCAAAGGGTGGCTCAAGCTGGCACCAGGAATGGGGTGGGTGCGTCAGCCGGACGATGCTGACGGCTTGTACGTATTTCAGATCAACCTGTGAGAGGTGGGTGATGGGGAAGGGTGGCTCGAACGAAATCAAGGAAACAGAGGCTCAAAAGGCGGCGGCTGGCGTGGCCATGGAGCAATGGGACCTCTACAAGAACGACCTGCAGCAGTATGAGGACATCTTCATGGACAAGGTCGATAACCTCAACAGCGATCGGGAATATGACAAATTGTCTGGTACTGCGGCTCTTGGAACTGCGCAAGCCTTTGGTGAGGCGCGTTCTGGACTGGCGAATGACTTGGCAGGAGGAGGGGTCGATCCGACCAGCGGTAAGTATCAGGCCGCAATGGAAGGTCTGGAGACAGACCAGGCCTTGAGCCAGACCGATACCACCAACCGAGCCCAGTCCAGCCAGCAAGACAAGTATGTGGCTGGCCTCAAGGATGTGGTGAGCATTGGCGCCGGCCAGAAGGCCGAAGCTCTCGCCGGTATGGGCGATGTGGCCAATTCCAGCTTGCGCAAGGCGGTGATCGATGCCCAGACCTCGTTCAAGGATAAGCAGGCAACGGCAGGATTGGTGGGCACATTAGCCGGTGGTGCCACCGCTTATGGGCTTGGGCAGCTGAAGCCTCCGGTCGCGGTGGGTAGCAAGAAGATCAGCCCGACAGCATCGGTGCTGCAGGGCAAGGGTTACTAAGGGGTAAACGATGGGATACGCCGCAGACACTTACGCAAAGATTACCCGAGAGCAATACCAGGATTGGAAGACCCGCTTTTACCCCAAGCAGAAAGAGCTGATGGAGCTGGCAACCAATGGCAAGTTGCTCCAAGACCAACTTGGCCGGGTGGATGGGAATAATGCGAATGCCTTGCGTTCGGCTCAGCAGGCCACGGCTAATCGCAATGCCCGCATGGGGGTTGCGGCCCCCTCACTTGCCAGCGACAACAGCCAGGGGCTGCGTTCGGCTTTGATGACGGCAGGAACCGAGAATGGTTTACGTGAGCAGGAGCAGGCTCGCCAGATGGGGATCTTGACCGGTGCTGATGCCGGGCTGCGTGATGCAATTAAAACTGGTGGGGGAATGTAATGGGATACGGGATTTTGGATATCGGAGCCCAGACGCGCCAGCAGGGAATGGCTGGCCTGCGTGATGCGGCAAGCCGAGAGCAAGAGGTTGAGACGGCAAACAAGAGCCTCAAGACTGCTCGCAAAGGGCAGACCATGAGCTCGGTAGGTGCTGGTGCCGGGATCGGCATGATGGTGGGCGGCCCGGTCGGGGCGTTGGTTGGTGGTGGCATTGGTTTTCTGGCTGACAGCCTGTTTTAAGGGGGTAAGGGATGGGCGTATCAGGATTGGCAGAGGGGTTTCTTGCCGGGTTCAATACCATGGACCGTTATCAGCGTGGCCAAAAAGACGATGAGCGTATGGATAAGTCCATGAGCTTGCGCGATGCAATGTGGCAGAACGAGCAGGATCGGCAGCAAGTCGCTGATGCGCGTTACCAGGAGGGAGTGGACTACTCAAAGACGCGAGATAATGTGGCGGACGAGCGCTATGACAAGCAGTTTTCACTGACTGAGCGACAAGTTAAGGCTTCTGAAGCGCGGGCGGGAGCTGCAGAACGTCGCGCCAATGCCGGTGAAGCTCGTCAGCAGCAGGAGTATCAGTGGCAGCGTGACCAACGTGAGAAGCAACTGTTCCAACAGGAGAATTACCCCATTATCCAGTCTGGTTGGCAGGCTGTGGCCGAGGGGAAAGATCCCGGTGAGCAATTCTGGGGGGTGGTACGTGATAAGCGGGCAGGATCTTACAATCCTGAGCGCTACCTGCAGCAGGACTATGCTGAGGCTGGGAAGACCTTCGTCACCTATGCTGGCAACCTGATGCGCCAGGCACAAGAGGGCAAGCTAGACCCCTCAACGCCAGAAGGCCACGCGATGGTTAATGATCCCAAGTTTATCAAGGCGGCTGGGACCCTCTATCAGGATGAGGTCAATAAGGGGGTGGGTGATATCGACCCTGACACCGGCAAGACCATCACCGCTAAACAGCTCAACAACATCATGGTGAGCCCGGACGGGCGCGGGGTGGTACTGGGGGTGGAAGTCACCTATGACGATGGCAGCAAGGATGTGCGACCGGTCACCAATAATCGGAGTTCGTCACCTGACGATCCCCCCAAGGTGATCCCCATCAACGACTTCTTAAAGCCTGCGTACCAACGAGCTGCCTTGGCAAAGCACATGATTGGCAATGCAGATCAGTTGCGGGCCTCGCTCGGCCTGGCTGCAGGCCCAGATCCGGCCGGTTACAAGAAGGCTGTGACCAATCTTGAAAGTCAGCATGGACAGAACCGGGCGCGGATCTCTTCAAGCAACACTGAAGATAAGGATATCCAACTCGAGTCGCTGGATGCCCAGCTTGAGCAGAGCAAAGCTGCGTTGACCGAGACATATGGCATGACCAGCAAAACCGACGAGCCAAAGCAGGAAGCACCACTCAAGGCATGGACTGGTGGCGATCCCGATCGCCTGCAGTTCGTCAAAGAGGCGAACCAGCACGGCAAGCTTAATAGCTTGCTTGAGAACCCGGCCAGAATGAACACTGCTTTTGAAATATGGCGCCAGCAGGCGGTATCACACAAGAAAGCTGAGCTGGCAACCGTAACGGCTAGCCGCCTTCGAGATACGCAAACTAGTGCTTATCAGGCCATGAGCCAAGGGCATGTCAAATAGTCGCGTTTTAGGGGGGGCCATTCAATAGATGAGAACGATGTTTGCAGATAACCTTTTTGTTAATTATTAAGATCGTCAATTGGGGCGGTTGTCATTACTTTATTTGGGGAGAGTGTTGGGCTCATGATATAAGGGATGTGTTTGGATGTGATGTGAGCTTAAATCACAAATCTCAATTCAATTGGAGTTTTAAATGAGAAAGCTATTATTTTCAGTTTTTATTGCATCACTTGCTACAGGCTGCTCAAGTTCGTTCTCAGAACAAAAGCCTTGGCGAGGTGTTTATTCAGAAGGATTTGAAGTCAGTTCTTTTTCCCCCTGTGGAGGGGGAAAGGATTTTTGGTTAGATGTGAAACAACCCCAAGTTATGGATGATGTGGAAAAAGAAATAAACAAGATTAGAGCCGAACGTGGATATATGTACCCAAAGGTTTATATAGAGTTTTATGGTGTTGATGAGGGTAAGGCGGACGATGGTTTTGCGGAAGATTATGATGCAGTTGTGTCCGTAGAAAAGGTAATTAACTTTACAACAGAAATCCCATATACCTGTCAGCATTGA